CACCATTATTATTTAATACCTTGCTAACTCTGTACATCTCTGTCGTAATCCCCTCTATAAAAATTTATTGCCATTATAATAATTTTCCCTTTGGTCATAAAACATGTTTAAAAATGCTTTACGCAAAATAATACTACAAAATGGGACGCACATCTTGCGAAAAGCATTTTTCAGACACGCTCTAGTAAATAATGCATTTAAGACAGTTCAGCAGAATACGAAAGACAAGGAAAATATCTGCAGGCGTGCTGACGCACAACAAAGATATCTGACGCAGGATTTCACACTCTGATGGACTGGATTAAGATGCATTATTTACCAGGACTGCTATAGTTTACCATATTTTGAATAAGAATCCTATCTGTCACACAAATTTGTTACATTTTTGATTCCCAGATCCCTCCTGCAAAAAAGTCATCCTTTTCAATTCACGTGCGTAAAAAAACAGTCAGATAATCAAGATGTCATCTCTTTTGATCATCCAACTGTTTTTTGATAACAATATTATTCCAGCGTCTCCACCGCAAACAACGGTTCACCGGCCTTGATCTCACCGTTTGCCAGAAGTCTGATCCTCTGGTTGTCTTCCGGTTCAATATCGAGGATCGGGGAAGTGATGGACGGAGCATTGGCTGTTAAGAACTCCAAATCCAGTTTCATCATCGGATCACCTTTTTTCACTTTCTGACCCTCTGTTACCAGGATTTCGAAGCCTTTTCCTTCCAGTTTTACAGTGTCGATTCCCATATGAAGAAGCATAGGGATACCGGAATCTGTCTGGAAACCTATAGCATGTTTTGTATCAAAAATAAACTCAACTTCACCGTCTGCAGGTGCATATACAGTACCTTCTGTTGGTGTCACCACTGCACCGTCACCCATCATTTTTCCTGCAAATCCCTCATCCGGTGCAGTAGAAAGATCTGCTGCGATTCCGTCTACAGGGCTGTAAATGATTGCTGTTTTTCTGATCTTTTCTTCTTTTACAGGTGCCAAGGACTGTGCTGTACCTGCATTTTTGTCCTCAACCTCTGCACTGTTCTGTCCATCTGCATTTTCTGCTGCAATATTTTCCTGTGCCTGTATATTATCAGGTGTCTCATCTGCGAATTCGTTGGGAGCAGTCTCCAGATATTCTTCCAGCTTCGCCTTGATAACAGTTACATGAGGTCCATAGATAACCTGTACGCCCTGTCCTTTTTTTACGATTCCTCTGGAATCTGTCTGTTTCAGAAGTTCATCACGAACTTTTTCAGGCTTTGCAACTGTGATACGAAGTCTGGTCGCACAACAGTCAACATCTACGATATTTTTCTTTCCGCCAAGACCTCTGGTGATCAGTTCACTTACCGGATCACCGGAGGTCGCTGCAGCTGCACCGGCTGTCTTTCCGGCTTCTTTTCTTGCATTTACATCAGCTTTTGTATAAAGCTTTGTCTCTGTATCATCATCTTCACGTCCAGGAGTCTTGAAATTAAATTTCCTGATCATAGATGTAAAGATCACATAATACAGGATAAAGTAAATAATACCAACCGGAATGATCCTCAGCCAGCTTGTTTTTGCATTTCCCTGCAGGATACCAAAGAGGAACAGGTCAAGGAAACCGCCTGAGAAAGTAAGTCCTACTGCAATATTCAGCATATGTGCGATCATATAAGCCGCACCTGCCAGGATCACCTGAACTACGAACAATGCCGGAGCTACAAACAGGAATGAGAATTCCAGCGGTTCAGTGATACCAGTAAACATACATGCCAGCGCTGCGGAAAGAAGAAGTCCGCCTGCCGCTTTTTTCTTCTCAGGTTTTGCACAGCGATACATAGCCAGCGCTGCTCCCGGAAGACCAAAAATCATAAAGATAAACTCACCAGAGAAATATCTGGTTGCATCCGCACTGAAATGTGCTATATTTGCAGAATCAGCAAGCTGCGCAAAGAAGATATTCTGTCCGCCCTGCACCACCTGTCCTGCAACTTCCATAGTTCCGCCCACTGCGGTCTGCCAGAATGGCATATAAAATACATGATGCAGCCCAAAGGGGATCAGTGCTCGTTTAATAATACCAAAAATCAGAGTTCCCAGATATCCACTGCCTGTTACCAGACCGCCCAGAGCATAAATACCATTCTGAACTGCCGGCCATACAAAATACATCAGGATTCCCACAAACATATATACGATTGTGGAAATGATCGGTATAAATCTTGAGCCGCCAAAGAATGACAGCGCATTCGGAAGCACAATTTTGTGGAAACGGTTATGAAGTGCCGCAACACCAAGACCTACGATAATACCGCCGAATACACCCATCTGCAGAGACTGGATCCCGCATACAGAAGTAATGGTTCCCTCCAGTACATCTGCTGCTATCTGACCGTCTGCTGTGATTTCATTGTTAATAAGAAGCATGGCACTGACAGCCACATTCATAACGAAATATGCAATCAGCGCAGAAAGAGCAGCAACCTCTTTCTCTTTCTTTGCCATACCAATGGCAACACCAACAGCAAAGATCAGCGGCAGATTGTCAAATACAGCACTTCCAACCTTGTTCATAATGATCAGAAGAGAATTAAGTAATGTTCCACTTCCCAGGATCTTCTGCAATCCATAGGTAGCGATAGTTGTTTCATTTGTGAAGGAACTGCCGATACCAAGCAACAAACCTGCAACAGGGAGAATTGCGATCGGAAGCATAAAGGATCTTCCCACACGCTGCAAAACTCCAAAAATCTTGTCTTTCATGTTCTTTTGTCTCCTTTTCCTTATTCGTGCGAATAAACCGTCTTGTTTCCGGGAGATTAAAACCTTCTGACATATGATTATTCCGCGTTTTACCACATAAAATACATCAAAAAAAGGCACTAACCCCCATAAACATTAAAAAATAACATTTATGACCGGTTAATGCCTGCCTGTCCAGTAACACACCAAATCTGTGCTATACTATAAAGGATTATTTATTCCCTGTCAAGATACTCAGGAAAATTTTTTACAAAATATTTTTGCATTTCATGAATCGATCTCTGTAATGACCATTTATTATTTTCAAAGCCGCAACATTCTCTGCATCCTTCTGATCTGATAGAAATTTATTGATTTCCCACTGCCGCAGGCTACACGTTCAACTTGATCACTCTGTCTTCCCATTTTAATCCATTCAGATCTACAGAAATGTACACCCATTCATCGCTGAGTTTAGGCTCTTTTCAGGGGGGTTTTATCTGTTTCTCTCTTCCAGATATTCCAGACATTCATTCACATCTTTAATACCAAGTTCCTTGCGTACTTTATCCTGAATTTCCACCAGACATTCCAAAAGAAGAGGATTAAACATTCCGCATTCTCCATTTAGGATCATCTCTATTGCCTTTTCATGAGAATATGCTTTCTTATATACCCGGTCACTTACCAGGGCATCATACACATCTGCCAGTGATACCACCTGTGCAGATATGGGGATTTCTTCTCCCTTCAAACCATCCGGATATCCTTTTCCATCATAACGTTCATGATGCCAACGGCATATTTCATAGGCATATTTCATCATCTCTTCATCATGATACATTTCCAGACTGTCAAGCATCCGGGCACCTATGATCGTGTGCTGTTTCATGGCTTCAAATTCTTCCTTTGTAAGCTTTCCGGGTTTATTCAGAATTTTTTCATCAATTCCAATCTTACCGATATCATGAAGTGCTGAAGCTGTAGCGATCATATGTTGCTGAGACCAAGAAAGATCGTAATTCTCTGATTTTCGCATCAATTTCTCCAGCAAAAGCTGAGTCAGAATATTGATGTGCAGCACATGAAGCCCGCTTTCACCATTTCGGAACTCTACAATCTGACTGAGAATCCCGGTCATCATACGGTTGTTTTTCTCTTTTTCATAAATCTGATCTGTTACCAAATGGATCAGACGCCTTTGCTTGGCATAGAGCTTGATCATATTGATAACCCGCTGATATACCACCTTAGCATCAAATGGTCTGCTTATATAATCCGAAGCCCCCAGTTCGTAGGCACGGCGGATATAACTCTCTGATCCTTCACTGGAAATCATGATCACCGGTATATCCTCGATCCATTTATCTCTGTTCATATAGGCGAGTACTTCAAATCCATCCATTTTTGGCATAATAATATCCAACAGAACCAATGAGATTTCAGGTCCATACTGCTCCAGTATCTTCAGAGCCTCTTCCCCGTCACAGGCCTCCAGTATCCGGTATTCTTTTCCCAGAATTTCCTTAAGTATCTCTCGGTTCATTTCAGAATCATCAACAACCAGAAGCTGGAGCCGGTTCCTTTTTTCCATCTCATCTGTATTTTTCTTCTGATCCCACCGAGTCACTACTATATTTTTATGTCCCTTGGCCATATACATAAGTCTGTCTGCTTTGGTGATCGCTTCCTCCAATCTGCCATGGGTAAACATAGCTCCACCAATGCTCACTGAAAGCTTCAGACGATTAAAACCCGGAATATGCGTCGCATGGATCTTCTTCTGGATCATACGGAGCTTCTGTGAAAAGACTTCCTTCTCAATTCCGGGCAGGATCAGCAGAAATTCATCTCCTCCATAGCGCACCAGAATATCCGTACGACGGATATAATGCCGAATTACATTCACTACGGTTATCAGTACCAGGTCTCCTCCATCATGACCATAAGTGTCATTGAACAATTTGAAATCATCCAGATCGATAACTGCAATTCCGGCATTCAAAGACATATTTTTGACTTTTTCCTCAAAATATCTGCGATTATACGCCCCTGTCAGCACATCCTTATACAGCTTTTCGCTATATACAGTCAGCTTTTCCGTCAGTTTTTCATATCCTTCCTCATCAGTCAGCGTGTTCTCGTCCAGCTTTTTCAGCATTTCCATTACATAAGGCTCACTGTCAATCTCCAGATACCTTGCAAATACCTGATACATATCAGAATCAAGAAATTCAATTTTGGATGTCTGTTTCTTTTCCTCCAGTGCTTTAAGGGAAATGCAATTCTCACATCTTTTATCTTTATTCCAGAAAGCATAACACTGGCAAGGATTTTCTCTTCCTGCAAGCTTACTTTCCATTCCGGCAGCCTGCAGATCACTCCCTTTCAGGAGACGGACTACATCAAAAATCTCCCGAAGCACCTCCATTTTATTCTCTGCTTCCTGCATCGTCATTTGTTTCCACTCAATCATTATTCCCAGCCTCTCACGAACAACAGCTTTTTTCTGCAATATAAACTTGTATTATTATACCACTTACTCATCATGCAGTACAACAATAATATTTTTTCTTAATTTCATAAAGGGAGCGCCTCAAAAACAGTCCTTGAGGCGTGCTCCCAACCGGTTCTGACTCCAACTGCCTTGTAAACATGCTTCAGCTTGACCTTATATAATAAAAGTGCAATCGCAGTCAACTATATTTGTAATTATGATTGACTTAAAATAATAGAAATACAATTGCAAGTCATCTATAAACAGGATTAAACTTGACCGTACATAACAAAAACGCGATTAAAGTCAATTATAATCATAATTATTCATGACTAAAAAGCCACAGACTGAGTGGATTCCAGTCTGTGACCTGATTAGATTTTTATACTTTCTTTAGAGGACTTTTAAAACATATTTTGTTTCTTTATTTTCCCGACAGGGGTGCGACCCCGCCAGACCTGTTCAGTATTAATACCAGTCCCGGCAGAGGGTTCTCCCCTAACTGCCTCTATCAGTTAACTCATGCCAGGTTTTACTATTCCAATTTGTTCTAAAACATGTTATACTCAAAAAGCTGTCGAACCTCCAGCAGAAAAGAGGTGGACTCCATGGAAGAAATTCTCACCACATTTCTTGTCTCTGTTATAGCAGGCGTAGTTAGCTACTACATATGCAAATGGCTGGACAGCAGACGATAGACAGCAACAGTCTAAACGGAATAGCTCACCGTAACGAACAAGAAAGCCCCCAGAGCTGGCACTCTGAGGGTTTTTGTTTTGCTTCAAGGAATCTCACCACATTCCTTAGCTACTGTTAGTATATGCGCAATGTGCCAAAAAGTCAACTCAAAAATAGTGGGTGAAAAAGCCGCAGGCTGGATGGGTGCCAGTCTGTGGCTATCTTAAGATAATCTTATTTACCCTCCGTAGTTTTACATTGCAAAATCTTCTCCAGTTCAGCTACTCTTTTAAGTGCTTCTGTTGTCTCTTTTTGGGCCTTTATTTTTTCTTTTTCAGCAAAATCCGCTCTCTGACGTTCCCTTTCTGTATTTTTGCGTTCAGCTTCCTGACCTTTTTCATACATGATCGTATCTCTCTCAAATCCCTTCATATAGATTAATGACACCGTTACTGAAAACTTATAAAAAATTATAAACTTTTATGTTCCATTCCTACTTCAACGAATATGCTTTTGATGATATAAATATCCATCTACTCACAGGTTTTTGTACTCTCCAGGGGTTTCCATATTTTCGAATATTTTTTTCGTTTTTGAATCATATTCCGCAGACCAATAAGCAAATTCGTCAGTTTTTACTTGATCGCTTAAGTTAACAGATAAAAAAGTTTACACACGAAAAAAGAAGGGAAAGCCAGACTTTTTTGTATGACTTTCTCCCTTCTTTTATCCATTTTATTTTGCCTTAAATACAGCGACTTTCTCTTTTGACAGATCAATCTTATCCGGAAGGATGGAAGTCTTCTCAGTGGATTCCGATGTTGTGAATCCTGTTGAGTCGGAAGTATTTGACTTCATCGCATCCTGCAGAGTATTGCTTACTGTCACATTTGCAGAAAAGATATCTGTTCCTGTGGAAGCTGCTGCATCACCTGTTGTTGTGCTTACTGTACTGCTGCTCTGCATTTCCTGAACCTGTTCCTGTGTCGGGTAGAAGGATGGCTGGCGGATGTAACGGAAGCTTGCACTGTATGCTTCGCCTACTGTTACTCCATTCTTGCCGGAGGAGCAGTGTACTGCGATCCAGTCACCTGCGTCTGTTTTACCGCAGAGAATACCTACATGATTATCGCTTCCTGCTTCCGGTCCTTTCTGGAACACCAGATCTCCGGGCTGTGCATCTGCCTCAGTTACCACGTTTGCTTTCTCCCACTGATCGGAAGTTCCGTCGCCTACAGCTTCCTGCATTGCTTTATCCTGATATCCGTTGATCACTGCCCAGGTGACAAAACCACTGCAGTCCAGTCCGTATGCGCGGATGGTTCCGGTGCTCTTGCTTCCCTCGGCTGATACCTTCTCGCTGGTTCCCCAGCCTGGATCTTCACCGATCACTGTGGATTTGCCGCCCCAGAAGTAACCGACTTTACCAACCAGTGAATAGGCTGCGGAGATAACATTTACTCTTTCCTCGGAAACATCATCTCCTACGCTCTCGCGGACAAAACCGTTGGCAGCTGTTACTACCGCGCAGAGGAGTTTGCAGTCTGTCTCCACATATTTCTTAAGGATCGTACGATCCTTTTTTGCGATTTTATTTTTCTTAATATAGTAGTTGATTTTACGATTAGCGTATGTAACGTGAGTGATATCCTGCTTGTCCCTTACGATCGGGTTCATCTCTGCAAAGATTTTCGCAAGGTCTTTCTTGCAGGAAGAATCCAGTGTAAATTCTGTTTTTCCGTCCTGGCTCTGCTGATATACATAGACTGCAAGGATATCCTGCCAGTTTCTTACCAGAAGACTGTCTGCAGATGTGGTGGTCTTGCTGCCGTTTACATCGCTGGCATCTGCTACTTTGTTCTTCTCTTTATATTCCTTCTCGATCTCATCCATAACAGAAGCGAAATCATCTGAGAAGGTCAGATTGTAGTTATTCTTCAGGCTGTCCAGATAGAAATCCTTACCTGCGTGGATATTGGACGCATAATATACCGGAGTTCCGGTCTGTGCAGCACTGGTATTACTCGTAAATGGATTATTCGTATTCGCATTGTTCTTCTGCGCTTCCAACTGAGCAATAGTCGCTTCTGCCTGAACCAGCAGATTATAATTAGAAACCTGTGCCTTCTCTGTATCAGACAGGGCATTATATGCAGTGCGGATGCTCTGAACAGTGGCTTTCTTCTCCAGCGTGATGGTCTGTGCGTTCAACTCTTTGATTCTGTCGATCACATCCTGGGCTGCCTTTGTAATCTGTGAAGACGGTGTTGGTGTAGGATTCGCAGGTGTCGGAGTCGGATCTGTTGGTGTCGGAGTCGGATCTGCCGGTGCAGGTGTTGGCTCTGCAGGTGTTGGTGTCGGATCTACCGGTGCAGGTGTCGGGTCTGCAGGTGTCGGATCTACCGGCGCAGGTGTTGGCTCTGCAGGAGTCGGATCTGCCGGCGCCGGATCCTCTGATCCTGAATCAAAATCACCGGAATCGCTGAAATCAGAACCGTCTGCTGTATACGCAGCAGTATCCTCTGCTGCAAGTACGGACGCAGGACCGGATAATACCATTCCTGACATCAATGTCAGACATAAGAATCTGGTAAGATACTTGTTTTTCATATATCTAAATTGCTCCCTTCTTACTGTGAGCATGTCCTTACCCCCTGTTTATAAGGGCATACTGTCTAAATTACTTTTCACATTATTATGTTATTTCATAAGTGAATTATCCCGAAATATTAACCTGTTTTATTCTAGCATAATCATTTTTTGAAATCAACAGCTCAGGGCAGGTAAATTCCAGATTTGACCAAAATTCATTTTTTTGTCACATTTTAACCGAATCAAGTAAGTCCCCCTGCAGAAGTTGCGAAAAGCAACAAGCAGTGAGGAAGATATGTTTCAGAATGCAGGAAGGCTGTGCGGATATGATTTCCACACAGCCTTCCTGTATTCTTAGCGTATCTCTGTCAGGCTGCCTGAATGGCTCCTGCAAAGTTCTTATTACCAATGCAGATCTGTATCAGTCCCTGCACTACCTGAAAACACATATTCAGGATAAAGCGGATATCCTCTTCCACGCTGCGGAGCTTGTTGAGGTATTTCTCATGAGTAGCTTCGATATAATCGATCAGGGTGGAGAAATCTGCGAAGCGGATGGCCGGTTCCAGATATGCATGCGCTTCTCCCTGCTGTATACATTCTTTCAGTCTGTTCTTAAGTACTTTCTCATAATGATTATGCTGGCTGAAGCTTCCTGTATATGTTTTGTTATGAGGAAAGGTAAAATAATCCGCCATATAATGGATCACTTCGCCGAACCGACGCCAGTAAACTCTCTGGTTACTCTCATCCGGTCTGATATCTGTCAGTTCTTTCATCCGGTTCTTGACATCTTCAAATGTTCCGTAGAACTCGTGTCTTCTGGTGATAAAGGACGGTTTGATATCCGGCAGAATGCTGCCCAGACAGAAAGCCTTTCTGTGAGACTGCAGGCTTACTGTGGTCTGCATCTGATCCGCAAGGTATCTTGCTAATAAAATATGTGATTTTTTACGCAATTTTCTTCCTCTTCTTTCTTTTGAGAACCTATCATTCTTATATATGGGAACGAATAATAATCAACTTAACCAACATAGAATACTATAGCAGATTTATACCTGTTATTCAAATAAAATTTTTGTAAACTTTTTCACATTTTCAGGTCAGACAACTGTTTCAGTAATTCCAGGTCACTGTCCTTTACTTTCAGGTTTGTCTCTATCTTCTCTCCCTCAGGAGTGGTGATCGCAATTTCAATGATGCTTCCTTCTTTAAGCCCTTTGCGTGAAACTGCCTGACAGAATGCCGGGAACTTGGGATGATTGCTCTTAAAGGTGTTCCATGCGCCTGTGATCTTCATGATATTTCCTATATTGTTTCCTATGTTCATATGATTGTTGTGTCCTTTCTTATCTCAACTGAATATTCCCGATTCTGAGAACTGATGCATATAATAACATACTTCAACGGATTTGGCTATACCAAAAGCCCCCCAGGATTAACTCCCGAGGGCTTTCATGCTGCTCATATTAAATTGTGATTATTCTACATTCTCAAACATCTCTGCTAATGTCATGGAGATTTTCGGAAAATCTTTCAGTGTCACCACTGTATCTGCATTATAATGTTCTTCTTCTGGATCATCCTGCAAGATATAGCTATACTTCAAATCATATTTACCATCCTCAAGATAATAAATCTGTACTGCTCTTTCTTTCGGTGAGATGATCCAATACTCTTCTACACCTGCTGCCTGGTAAATTTCTTTCTTCACAGTCATATCTCTTAATGCTGTTGCCGGGCTAAGAGTTTCCACAATAAATCTGGGTGTACCAGTATAGGAACCACCTTTCAAATGCTTACGGTCACATATAATCATCACATCTGGTATCACATAATCATTATTCTCCTGTGCATGATATTTATAATCCAGATTCTCCATGAATGCTAAACACAGTGTTCCCTGTAAACCGGTTGATATGATTCGATAAATATTACCATCTACAAGCCCATGCTGATAATTTGGTGATGGTGACATATCATAGATTACACCATTAATCTTCTCTTCTTTTCTATATTCCTCTTCAAGTAATGGCATATTATCACCTCCAAGTGAGTTTGGTTATATGTACATTATAATATAGGTTATGTCTGTTCAGCAACCTGTTTTTGATTCTGACAAAACGAATATAGATATCCGGTTACTGTTCAGGTTTGACACCATTTTGACACCATTTTTCACAAAGATGCGTAAAAATACGGTAAGATAGTGAAATTGAACTTCTCGCAAACCCTTTAGATCTCGCTGAAATCCGGTGTTCCATACAGGTCGAATGGAGTTGACTGGTAGACATAGTAATTCAGCCAGTTTGTATACAGGTTGTTCGCATGTGCTCTCCACATAAGAAGCGGTCTGTTTTCCGGGTTGTTGTCTTTGTAATAATTCTCCGGGATTTCGATGGGCAGGTTTTTGCTGACATCACGTTTGTACTCACCGTCAAGAGTCACACGATCATATTCAGGATGTCCCATTACAAAGATCTTGCGGCCGCCGTCTGCCATTGCAAGGAAAAGCCCTGCTTCATCGGATTCAGCAAGCACTGTCAGCTCTTTGCAGTTATGGATATCCTCGATGGGAACTTCCGTATGTCTGGAATGAGGTGCAAGGAACATATCGTCGAATCCGCGTACCAGCGGAATCTTACGATTCATCACTTTATGCCAGAAAAGACCGAACATCTTCTTATTAAGTTTGCGCTTTTTCAGTCCATAGTGGTGGTAGAGTCCTGCCTGTGCAGCCCAGCACAGATAAATGGTGGAGGTAACATGGGTGTTTGTCCAGTCCATGATCTCTACCAGTTCCTTCCAGTAGTCTACCTCTTCGAATTCCATCTGCTCTACAGGAGCACCTGTGATGATCATTCCATCATATTTGTTATTTTTCAGTTCCGGAAATGTCTGATAAAATTTATTCAGATGACTCACAGATGTATTCTTCGCTTCATGGCTCTGTACTGCCATAAAGGTGACATCTACCTGCAGCGGTGTGTTGGAAAGGGAACGCAGAAGCTGAAGCTCTGTCTCCTCTTTCAGAGGCATCAGGTTCAGAATGAGGATCTGAATGGGGCGGATATCCTGATGGGATGCACGTGACTCATCCATCACGAAAATATTTTCTTTTTCCAGAATCTCTTTTACTGGCAGATCGCTCTGTATTTTAATTGGCATTATCTTATCTCCTGTTCTTATTATTTTATTGTTGTGCCATCTTCAGGAAATCTTCTTCCGAAAGGATTGGAATTCCCAGTTCTTTGGCTTTTTTATTCTTTGAAGAATTGGAAGTTGTGTCATTATTGATCAGGTAGTTCGTCTTCGATGTTACTGATCCGGTCACCTTGCCTCCCAGAGACTCAATAAATTCCTTTGCCTGTGCTCTGTTTGCAAAGTGCTCCACACTTCCTGTGATAACGAAATTCATGTTCCGGAAAATCTGCTCACCTGTCTTTTCTTCTTTCTTAACAGTCAGATGGCTCATCAGATGATCCAGTTTTCTGTTATTATCCTCGTTTGAAAAATAATCAGTCAGACTTCCGGCAATTACCGGTCCGATGGTATCAATAGAGCTGATCTCCTCTTTATCTGCATGGCGGATCTTCTCCAAATCATCATCAAAATGCCTGCAGATCACTTTTGCATTGGCAAGACCGATATTGGCGATTCCAAGGCTGTAGATCACCTTCGCAAGAGTAGTCTCCTTAGCTTTATCAAGGCTGGTCATCAGGTTCTCAAAGGATTTCTCCCCGAATCCGTCCATCTCCACGATCTCATCACGATGCTTTCCAATCTCAAAAATATCTCCGAAATCATGAATAAAGCCTCTTGCAATGAATTTCTCCAGTGTTGCTTCTGACAGTCCGTCAATGTTCATGGCATCCCTGCTTGCAAAAAGTGCAAAGGATTTGATCTTCTTTGCGGCACAGTCAGGATTTGTACAGTAAAGTGCCTCCACATCATTTACCTTCTGTATCTGTGTTCCATGGCCACATGCAGGGCAGGTATCCGGAATTTCCAGTTTACTGCTGCGTGTGAGGTTTTCTGCAATCTGCGGAATGATCATATTTGCTTTATATACAGTGATCGTATCCCCGATACCAAGCTGCAATTCTTTTAGAATGCTCACATTGTGTACGCTGGCGCGGCTCACAGTGGTTCCCTCCAGCTCAACCGGTTCAAAAACAGCCACCGGATTGATCAGCCCTGTTCTTGACGGGCTCCATTCGATCTCAAGAAGATGGGTTTCTCTGATCTCATCTGCCCATTTGAATGCAAAAGCATTTCTGGGAAATTTCGCTGTTCTTCCAAGGGAATCTCCGTATGCAATATCATCATAAAGAGCAACCAATCCGTCCGACGGAAAATCATTCTCAGTGATCGCAGTTGAAAAATATTCCATGGCTTCATCCAGCGTTGAAGCTGTGACTGTCCTGTATTCCACTACATCAAATCCCTGTTCTTTCAGCCATTCAAACTGCCGGGCTCTCGAATTATGGAAATCAACCCCGTCGGCGCTTACCAGCGTAAATGCGTAGAAACGCACATTCCTGCGGGCTGTGATCTCATTGTTTAACTGGCGGACAGAACCGCTGCATAAGTTTCTCGGATTCTTGTATTTCGCATCAACGTCTTCTATGGATTCATTGATCCGTTCAAAGTCCGAATAGGTAATGATCGCTTCCCCACGCAACACCAGTCTTCCCTGATACGGGATTTTAAGAGGAACGTTCTTAAATACTCTGGCATTATTGGTGACAACCTCTCCTGTCACACCGTTTCCACGTGTAACTGCTTTGGCAAGTCCTCCATTCTCGTAGGTAAGAACGATCGTCAGTCCGTCCAGCTTCCATGACAGAAGCGTTTTGTGTTCCCCGATAAATTCCCTCAGAACTTCTCTGTCCTTAGTCTTGTCCAGAGACAGCATGGGGGATTCGTGTTCTTCTTTTGGAAGCTGGTCAACTGCCTCGTACCCTACGCTTACGGTTGGGCTGTTTGCCAGAACAGTGCCTGTTTCTTTCTCCAGAGCCTGAAGCTCGTCGTACATCTGATCGTACTCTCTGTTGCTTATGATCTCTGTATCCTGCTGGTAATACGCCTTTGCTGCCCTGTCCAGCTTTTGCACCAGCTCTTTCATTCGCATGATCGCTGCTGTTTCCATTCTGTTCTCCTGTTCTGATCACTGTTTCACTTGTGGAAGATTCCAGTAAATGGTTCAGTTCTTCCCACTCCTGTGCTGTGATCTCTCTGTATTCGCCTTCTCTGATCCCGTCCAGAGTCAGATTCATGATCCTGATCCTTTTCAGCTTCTGTACCTCATATCCCAGATACCGGCACATTCTGCGGATCTGCCGGTTCAGTCCCTGTGTCAGAATGATCCGAAAGCTGCATTCTCCTGTCTGCACCACTCTGCATGGTCTGGTCACCGTATCAAGAACAGGGACTCCCTTGCTCATCCTTCGGACAAATTCCCTGTCCACCGGCTTATTCACTGTCACAAAATATTCTTTCTCATGATAGTTTCCGGCGCGCATGATCTTATTGACCAGATCTCCTTCATTTGTCAGAAGGAGAAGGCCCTGTGATTCTTTATCCAGTCTGCCCACAGGATAAACACGCAGAGGATAATCCAGATAATCTGTTACCGTCGTCTCATCAAACTGCTGCTTTGTACTGCACACGATCCCTCTGGGTTTGTTAAAAAGAAGCAGTACTTTTTTTTCATTTTTATGGACAGGTATATTGTCTGCACAGATCTCATCTTCCAGGCTGACTTTCTGGCCGCTTTCTGCTTTTTTTCCGTTTACCGTAATCCTTCCCTCTTCGATCATCCGGTCGGCTTCCCGTCTGGAGCATATGCCTGCCTCGCTTAAATATTTGTTTATTCTGATTTTTTCGTCCATTGTTCTATTATATAATTTTTTGTACATCTTATCAACGGTGAAATTTTGATGGAATTTTTCTGGAATTTTTTTCAAAAGGGCAGGAATGGGGAATCGCCTTGTATTTTGTCAGATTTTATTGTATGATATCGAATGACAGGATATCTTTTTTGTCACTGATTTTATCAAAAAGGAGGCTTTCATGTCAGATCATTTACCACGTACAAACCGGTGGCTGATCGCACTTTCTGTTATTCTGTGTCTGATACTTGGAGGAATTTTCACCCGTTCTTCCGCTGTGACTTCACAGGCAGATGCCATCAGCGATGCCGGAGCTTTCGTGTCAGAAGATCAGGATTCTGCGGAGTTTACTTCTGAGGAAACATTGACTGATAGCAATGATAATTTTACGGATTCTTCTTCCGGGAAACTGTTTGGACGCACTTCTTCAGATTCATCTGAAACTTCTCCGGGCGGTCCTGCATTAAGCACTGATATCTCGCCTGAGGCATCAGAGGGCAGCTGGGCTTCCAGCGGAAGTAACTGGATGTTTCTGGTGGATGATAAACCATACACAGGATGGTTCACAGATACAGACGGGAAACAGTACTATATGGATGAGACCGGTATTATGCAGACAGGCTGGACAGATATCGGAAAGAAGCGGTATTATTTTGATATGGATGGCATTCTGCAGACAGGGACTGTGATAATAGATAAGAAAACTTATGAACTGGATACAGATGGTTCTCTGAAAGGTTATACGCCAAAGAAAAAATCCTCGAAGAAGAAATCTTCAGATAAGTCAGCTACCTCTGACAAGTCCGGTACATCTACGGCAAAGAAGTCGGTTGCCCTTACTTTTGATGATGGTCCCAGTTCTTTTACAGACCGTCTTCTGGACTGTCTGGAAGAAAATAATGCAAAGGCAACTTTCTTTATGGTGGGTACTGAGATTGCCAGTTTTCCGGACGAAGTAAAACGCATGAAAAAACTGGGCTGTGAACTTGGAAACCACACTTATGACCATAAGGATCTGGCGACTCTTTCTTCGGATGAGATCAGTTCAGAAATTGCAAGAGTGGATGAACAGCTTGTAAATCTTACAGGTGAGGGTGCTTCGGTGGTCCGCCCGCCATATGGATCTGTTAATGATACGGTAAAATCAACTGTGGGAACCCCGATGATTCTGTGGTCCATTGACACTCTGGACTGGAAAACGCAGGATGTGGAATCTACGGTTGAGGAAGTCATGAATAATGTAAAAGATGGTTCCATTATTCTGATGCACGATATCTTCAGCACCTCTGTAGATGCAGCCGAGATCCTGATCCCGCAGCTTATCGAAGAAGGCTATCAGCTTGTAACAGTGCACGAACTGGCTTCCCTGCATCAGACAGAATTATCGACAGGAGTTACATACGGTGAATTTAATCGAATCAAGTAAATCCCTTGCGGAAGTTGCGAAAAGTAATAAGAACAGCAAAATCTCCAGCAGAAGCTGACAAGAACAATGTCAGAAAAACGGAACGTAAAAATACAGGCAGTTACCACAAGGATAACCGCCTGTATTTTTTACGTTCCATATTCAATTTTATTCAAGTAAATCTCCTCTGATGTATCCGGTCTGACCGTCGTAGTCGATCTGAACCCATTCACCATCAGTACCTGTCTTCTGAACCTGATCACCTGCTGAGATCACGCCAAGGATATCAGCATCTGTGCTGGCTTCTGCGCGTACATTACATTCCTCCGAAGCAGTAAGCATCGTGCCATCTTCTGCCTCTGTTGACACACCTGCTTCCTCCCCAAGACCATTCAGGAATTCTTCAAGAGACGGATCAGATTGCTGTGCCTGATCCAGTTCATTCTGCACCTTCTTTATAAGAGCTGAAACATCACTGTCTGATAACTGTTTTTCCATATATGCGGAAATCTCAGAATCCTGTAAAGCTCCGTTATTGATCACCCAGTTTCCTTCGCTGTTCTTATATACATAGAACTGAGTCAGTGCAGGGGCCTTGGTCTCAACGCCCTGACAGATATACGAGAAACAGGCGTAAACCACGTAAGAATCATCTGTCATACCTTTCTTCGTGTACACATCGCCTACTTCATACCCTTCGATATAATCTTTCAAATTTGTGACTTTTGACTCATCAGACGGTGTAAAATCATCTTCCAGAGTCTTCAGCGTTGCAATATCTTTTTCCCCCAGAGCCTGATAATAGCTCGTAATCAATGCAGTAACATCTGCATCTGCTGTTTCCATGGGATTGGCGTCTTCTTTCTTCTCGTCAGACTCCCCTTCACTTATCGGAGAAGAAGGAACATTTCCCTGGTCTTCGGATGTGGTTTTCTGTTCATCTCCGGAATTCCCCTTATTACTTCCGGAACAGGCTCGAATGCCGCAAAACAGGACAACCACAATTATCAGAATAGCTCCACCCAGCATAAAATACCGGAGATTATCTGATAACCATTCTCTAAAATCATCCAAGTTCTTGTCCTCCTTATGAGTTACCGTTTGCTCCGTTCACTGCCGCCATACGATTTCTGACAGTTCCCGATTCTGATAACTCCTGTGATACAACGCACCGGAACTGTACATACGTCCCAGGCAGCACGCCTGAAGGGAATCGAACCCCCGCACATGGTACCGGAAACCACTGCTCTATCCACTGAGCTACAGGCGCGTATCTTGAAAATCAATCTTTTTAAACCTTTGTAAATACTGAAAAGCATTGATTTTACTGGCTTTAAAGCCACTTTGCAAGAGATATTCAGTTGTAAAACTTGATACCTAGTCGTGTTAGTTTATACCCTTTTCACCCTATTAAATTTAATTCATAAGGGGGAAATAAGGGGGAATATTTCATTTCCCGCATTGATAAGGGGGAAATAATTATTGCTTCATCCTTATCCGTATGCTATAATTTACTTAACACATAATTCATATTATCATAATTTTGGAAAAAAGTAAAGTTTTTTATTTTGTAAGTAAAATTAGTGTAATTTTGTACAACGGAGGGATGTATATGGCAAGAAGGGAAAAAGGTTCAGGATCATGGGATACTGTAACAAAGAATGACATTACATACTATAGGTACCGTAAGAAATATGTTGGTATGACAAGCCGAAAAGAATTTGTAGGAAGGACAAAAGCTGACGTAAAACGCAAGATACAAGAATTTGAAGCTAAGAGTATGAGGGTTAACCAAAAAGATTATCGTAAGATGACTCTTGGGGAATGTATAGATAATATCCTGCAGACGTTGGAGCCGACTTTCAAGACAAATAACTATGCTACTCTTCAGTCTACAAATCGCTGCTATATTAAAACTAATCCGATTGCTGATGTCCAGATGGCTGCCATAGACAAGATTGTCATTCAAACATACTATACAAATATGTCGAAGAAATATTCTGAGAGCACTGTTAAAAAGACACGCACTCTTTTCAATATTGTTTTCGACTATCTTGTATCCTGTAATATCATCACAGAGAATCCTGCAAAAGGGATTAAGATGCCGCATAAGTCAAAATATGCAGTACAGAAGAAAGAACACTCTTTCTTATCTTTAGAAGAAGCTGAGAAGTTTTATAATACGGCTCTTATGAAAGCAGATTCTGCTTTACCAGGCGTAAGGACAGGTGATTATATCTATGGACGTAATGCCAGGTTCTGTCTGTTAGTTCTTTATACTGGCATGCGTATAGGAGAAGCTTATGCTCTCACATGGAAAGATATAGATTTTAAGAATAATACCATTAACATAGATAAGACAATGGAGCGTATCAAAGTAGATAGCAAATATCAGTGGTTCATAGATACACCAAAACGTCCTAAGTCAATCAGAGTCATTCCTCTGGCAAATCGTGCAAAGGAACAGTTGCTCTGGCTTAAAACTGTGTCTCCTGGACTGGAAGCATCCGGAGATGACCATATATTCGTAACTAAGAACAATATTCCACCATCACAGTCAACTCTTACCAGGACGCTTAAAGCAATCCTCAAGAGAGCTGATATTGAATCTGACGGTTTCGGCTTACATGATCTCAGACATTCATTTGGGTCCATGCTGCTGCAGAAAGGATGGGAACAGAACCAACCTGTAGATATCAAGGTAATATCAGAGATACTTGGACATGAAGATGTTTCCACAACTTATAACATATATATGCATATCATGAACAAGCATAAATCAGAAGTCATAAATTTACTTGATTAAAAATAAGGGAGTTATATCATTTCGATATAGCTCCCATTTTTTACTATAAAAATATTGTTTTACGTATATTATCAGATATCCATTTAAGATACTTTTCTTTAGGAATCCTGTATGTATTTCCTATTTTTATTTTAGGAAAAGAACTTAGTTGAATAAGCTGATATGTTTTGTTACGTCCTATTTTTAGATGTTTTTGTATATCTGTTGGAGTTAACATTTCATCCATTCCATACTCCTTTTGATTATATGAGCCATATTTAAAGGACTCCATGAATAGCCTTTATTTGGAACTACATAATCTACTTCATCCTTAATACCATCAAATTGACCCACATCAGATAAATTCCTTCTATAAGACTCTTCTATATCATCACCACGTTCCAGAATTTTAATTAATCTATCCCTTCGAGGAACATCAATATAGAAAGATATAATATGCAAATCTTTGTTCTTCCTTAATTGTCTGAGCCCATGAGGAGTCAAGACAACTACTTTATCATCTGTACAGTCTTCTTTGGCTGTTCCATATTGCCAACCATTGTAAGAAGCATGTTCAGCAAAAAGATCTTTTTCTATCATATCATTAAATTGCTCTTCTGTAATAAAATGATACGTTTCTCCATCTACATCTTCTTTTCTCATAGGTCTAGTAGTATATGTAACTATTTTATTAAAACCTAAAGCAATAAGCTCTCTTTCAATAGAACTTTTACCTGATGCTGATTCTCCTACAAGTACTATCATTCTTTAGTCTCCTTTGTATAAATAATTAAATCCTTAGCATAAGGAAGAGTTAAAATCCAATCACAGAACTGATGCCATTCAGTTAATTTATGAGACTTCCTCTGAAAATACATAGAACGAAGATTCTCATAATTCAAACTGAGAGTTCTTGTCTGAAGCCATCCATTAGGCAACCAACGTACTAAAGCTTTCCAATAGCGTTTGTCTTTAGTCTCAAGATATTTCTGTCTATAATGCTCACACTGATTAATAATAGTTGTTGGGTCTTCAATCTCTGAATCGAAATCGTCTGTTTCAAAACATTCCAAAGTAATAGGTGTACTAGCAAGTTTGTGCATTGTACTGGAACTATTAGCTACTGTTCCTACTTTATATGTATCGTACTCTTTCCACCAATAAAGCGGTGCGGTAATAGTAACAGCTACAGAAATCTGTCTTAAAAATTTTCTATGCTCTGGTCCGGCACTGATAAGTCTCTGACATAAATCCATATCGTTTGGGCCAATAATATAATCCGTCATACCACAGCTATGATCTCCGTATACAAAAGGACAATGATAGCATTCTTTATTAATATAATTACTACTATCACTCTTACTATGAGACATTAACGGCAGTCTCATTCCATAAAGTGCTTCCTCAAAGTTATATACATGTGTTCTTTCAAATTTCATAATTAAACCCTCCACTTTTTAATAGCTTTATTAAAAATTTCTATATCTATTTCTGGACCCATAATATTTATGTCAATATCTTTGGGCAATCCAAAAGATAAGACCCCTAGAATAGACTTTAAATCAATAACATATCTTCCGAACTGTGCATCAATATCACAATTTTTAAATCTATTGGCAATACTGACAATTTCTGTAGCATCTGTTGAATCATTTAGTCGAATTTTCATCTTTATCCTTTCTTTTTGTTAAAGGTTGTTCTATACGCTTCACTTATGCGCAACCAACACACATTTTTCTTTAGAGGCACTCTATTCAGCGCCTCTATTTTTTATTTATCTGTACTTCCAAATCCACCATTACGAGTACCCTCAGTTTTATCATCTTCTGTAATTCCATAAGGTAAGAAAATCCCCTGACAGAAGCCATCACCTTTAGCTACTTTCATAGTTTTAACCCCTTCATTGGTAATTTTAACCATAATATGCCCTTCGTTATCTGAATAGAAATAATCACTGTCAATGATGCCAACTGTGTTCTCAAGTCTTATTCTATATTTAAAACCTAAACCACTTCTTGGAAACAACATTAGTACCCAATCATTGTTCATTCCGCAACGAATACCAGTTGGAATCTTAATTGTTTCTCCCGGCTCTAACACAAATGACAACGGTGAATAGAAGTCATAACCAGCACTGCCTTTAGTTGCTCTCTGAGGAAGTTCAATAGGGTAATATGCATCTTTAATTGTTTTATCAGCAATCATTGACGGCTTATTGAATGAATCTTTCCATGCTGTTTCAAACTGTTCATAAGATACTTTTTCAAATTTTGCAACTCTTTTTGCCATTTAATAATCTCCTTTGTGTATGTATTATTGTGATTCTTTTATTGATAAGTTCATGCTAAAAATGTAATTCTTCATCACTTAGTCTGATTTGAATATAAACATTTTTATTGTCTTTAGGAATAAATCCATATACATGAACTTTTTTATTTGGATCATCAAAACATAAAATATTAGTATTTTCATCTTCTGGTTTTAACAAGTCCATAGCAAATTTCCTTATTGCTCTTTTCTGTAAAATTCTTAATTTACTACGCAGGTTATTAGCACACCATATCCATCCATAACCAATACCTTCAACTTCTATCCAGCAACATGTATCTGGACGACTCTCATCATCATACCAATACTCACATACTTCTATATTTTTATATCTTTTTATTGGTATTCTAATATCTTTCTTTTTAAGAATATAATATATATCATCAGATAAATTGAAGTCTTTTATTACTCCTTGCAATGTCATAAACTAATCTGACCTTTCATTTTATATTTTCTTTTAAATATTTAATATATTTGTCCCATTCACCCAATGAATGGATATATTCTTTAGTTTTTAAACATTTTTTCTTCATATCTTTTTTCAAATCAATTGTCCTATACTGCTTACTTTTTTGAAGTTTATTGGTCAAAAAAGCGTCAGTTACCCTAGAGATTAACAAGTAATCCTTGTTGTCCATAGAATCCAAAATAGCATTGTATTTTGCCAAATCTTCCTCAGGAATAGGGTAATCACATTTGGGTAAGTTCTTAGTCGAGAAAGGACTAATATCAGCTCCTGCAATCGCAGGTTTAAGAAAAAGTGCTATGTATTCTAACTTACGAGCATGGAACTTAAACTCTATTTCTTTGTCGTTTTCCATGATACTTCGTACAGTTCCTTCATCTTCAAGTGCTTTGTATAATTCTTCATAAGTCTTATATTCCGGTAGTCCAATATCATTAGCTATAGCTTTTAAAATATTGTGTCCTCTTCCTATAGATGGGATATAAGCTACAAGAGTAGAAAAACCATAATGATAGATCTGTGCACCACCATAGCATTTGATATAAATATCATCAAAACTTGGGTCTATTCCTCCAGAGTCATCTCTGGGATAATCATTGGTACTTTGATCTATTGCAGCTTTTAGTCTGTAAGTACCTTTATATTTCATTAGATATTTTGCCATTTAAAAACCTCTTTAGAATCAGTTCCTTTCTTAAATCCAAAGAACGGAACATCTTCTTTAAAAATATAATCATCATTAATATAGTAACATGGATGCTCTTTTGTTTTTATAAAGAAGCATTCCTCTTGCGTTAACTCACAACAGTTAAATAAATAGCTTTCTCTATAATAATCACAATTGAGACAATTCATTAAATCACTGTCCTCTCATTTCCTTAGTAATTTCTTTATATATTGGATTGCAATCTTTATATTTACTTGATTGCAAAATTTCTAAGACCAATGTTTCTTTGTCTGTATTAAATCCAAGCGTAAATTTAGGAAATAATATACCTCCTGATACTCTAAATGGAGGACTAATTTTTACTGAATTAATCTTTTTTAGTCTTTTGATACAGTCGTGATATGAATATACTGGATTCACTTGATAATACTTTCTATTTCTCCAATCCATTAAATCCTTGCCTCCATATTTATAAAATCTATAATCTCACCATTGTCTTTCTTCTCTTCCATATCCTTTATAGCATCTTCAATTGAATCAAATTTACAAGTGCAAATGTGTCCTTTTGTAAGATTTACGAAAGAATATGTATGGTCTGATTTATTCATCATAATAGACACAACTACATTATCTTTTTCTCTTATAACTAAATATATATTATCCTTCATCTTTTAAACTCCTCTGCTAAGATTTCAAATTCCACATCCACATTATCACGTAACTTTAACTCATTAATAATGGTAATAAAAACGCCCATAAGCACCATGGAGATTCTGTAATTTTCATACCTATTATTACTGCTACAGCAGTTGAAATCCATGCTATTGCTTTTGCAAATTCCATATTTAATATTCCTCATAGTCAGTCTCATCACTGATATTTAATTTATGTTTCTCAGCTTCATGTACTTTATTCAATGCGACTTTTCTACTATCAAATACTACTTCTCCTACAGTATTAAATCCTAAGAGATACTCATGTTTATCTCTTTTATCCATACCTACAAAGTAGGTGTCTGTGACTGTACGAACAGTCAAATCACAGACATCATAGATACCTACTGTAGGGAAAATTCTTGTATAATAGAGCTTGTCACCTTTCTCTATTACTTTCATTAATCACATTTACTCCATCCACAATTCTTGCAAGTGTTACAGCCACCTTCAAAGACTAATTCTCCACCACACTGAGGACATTTCGCCTTAGAAACTGGTACAATTTTAGGTGTAATAACTTCTAATTCTTTTTCTTCAATATCTGAAAAACCTACTTCATCCATCATCTCTTCATACATTTCAAGAAGAGCATTTCCAATAGCTACAGGGCAACTGCTGCCTTTAGATGTATCGTGTTTAGTAGCTGTTCTAACCGCATATGATGGACAGGTACCAGAAGATTTTAACTGATCTACTATGGAATAAACATCAATTCCGCCTCTAGCTGCCAAAGAAATCATTCTCGAAAGTCCAATCATAAAATTATTACACCCACCGGAAGACCCTTTACTGAAATAAGTTTCAAGCAACTGGCCATTGTCTGGATCAAAGAAAGCTTCACAATGGAGTGTTCCACAACCTGTCCTAAGAGTTCTCTTTTTGCCAATGCAGTTATCATCTGCTTTGATGATCATTCCTCTTTCTAATCTGTGAGGTTTTTCTACAATATCTTCTACATTCTCTTTAATAGTAAGAATACCTGCACGTTTACATCCATCTCTAAAGATAGTTACACCTTTTAATCCTGCATCCCATGCAGTCATGTATAACCCTTCCACCTGTTCAACTGTAAAATCATTTGGAACATTAACAGTAGAACTGATAGATGCATCAATGTGTGACTGCCAAATACTTTGCATATAGATTCTGTTCTTATAATCCAGTGTCTGAGCTGTTACAAAGTAATCTGGTAATTCAGAATCATCTTTTAATCCATGTTTATCCATATATTCTTTTACAATTGGAGTGTAGACTTTATAATATTCATCATGACCTTTAAGAGACTCTGTTTTTCTTGTATAGTAGTTTGCAAAAATAGGTTCAATACCACCAGACACACCAAGCATAGTTGAAAGAGATCCAGTTGGTGCAATTGTAAGTAACTGAGAGTTTCTAAGTCCAAATGATTCTACTAATTCTTTTGTTTCACCTAATGCATTTTTACTATAAAACGCTGATTGTTCTACCGCTTCTGGTTTATATTTAGGATATACACCATATTCTTTTGCTAACACAGCAGATGTTTTAATTGCCATATCTGCCATAGTATGTCCAATCATGTCGCATAAATCAATGGCTTCTGGACTACCATATTTAATTCCCAGTTTAATAAGCAAATCGGCAAGACCAAAGATTCCAAGTCCAATCTGTCTCCAATCATATACAGATTCTCTTTGTTCTTTTAATGGATGGAGTGGAAGTCCTTCATCTAATACTTCATTTAATGCAATAACAGACGATTTGACACAATGCTTAAAACTCTCAAAATCAAATCCTGTATCACATGCAAATTCAGCTAGGTTAATGCTACCAAGAAGGCATGAACCTCCCGCTGGCAAAGGTTCTTCTGCGCATGGATTTGTTCCTGCATATTCAAACTCATCATCACAACTAAGTAAATTCCAGTTATTGATTCTGTCCCAGAAAAGCATTCCAGGTTCAGCATAATCCCAGTTCATTTCACACATTTTATGAAACATTTCATATGCATCAATTTCTTTAGTGATGGTTTCTCCTGTTTCTAACCTAGTAAATGATAAAGTAAATGGAGTTTTATTCTTTACCGCAGCCATAAACTTGTCTGTAATTCTAATAGAAATATTAGCTTTTGTGACTCTATCAAGGTCTGATTTAATACCAATAAACTCTTCTAAGTCTGGATGCTCACATGAAAGACTAAGCATTAAAGCTCCTCTACGTCCCGCTTGCCCGATTAATCCAGTAACCATAGAATATAAGTCCATAAATGATACAGAACCAGTTGTTTCTTTAGCGGCATTATTGACCTTTGCACCTCTTGGAGATAATTTACTAATATCAACTCCACATCCACCACCATAGCTATATGTACGAGCAAGTTTTTTAGCGCAGTCAAAGATACTTTCAATATTGTCTTCCGGTGGTTCAATTACATAGCAATTACTGAGACTAATTTTACGTCCTTTATTCTCAAGACCTCTATTAGCAAGAATGCGACCTCCAAATAAGAACTTTTTCTCTTTAATTAAATTAGCAATTTCTGAATTTCCACCAGATACACGATTAATCCACTCATCAAAAGTTTCATTTTCATATCTGTATTTTCTTTCCCAAATATCTTGTCCTAATTGATTCTCTGTTCCTAACCATTCCTGTACTGTCATACACATTCTCCTTAATCGTAATAATTAATAATATAATCAACAGCTTCTTCAAGAGTATCAAACACTACATCACAATCTTCAGGAAGCCATTCATATACATTCTGTTTCCCAAATCCAATAACAGGTATCCCTTTATCAACTGCATATTGTAATTCCTGTCCAGTTCCCACAGAATTTTCAGTATTATTAAGGTTTACTAAAATCAAATCACTATTGGCGATGAGATACTTTATATAGAAATTTTTTGTCTGCTTGGCTGTAATAGATTTAGAGCCATCTCTAGGAAAATACTCTGTTGGATCATATAAGTGATATGCAATAAGATCTAAATACTTTTGTGCTAAAATAAATCTCTCAAAAGCTTCATTCCTCCAAGATGTCCCTTCATCAACTAATCCTTTGCAAGCACCAGCTAAATAAATATTTAATCTTTTCATTTTATTCCTCCATCATATATTTAATAAACAAAGCTGCATCATCAGGGTTCTCACAATGCAATTCAAGAGTATCTAATAAAGTGTCCCCTGACTGTACCAAAGCAGTTAAAACAAATCTGCATAACTGACTGTTAAGGACAATATTGTCACCTTCCGGTGAGACAATATCTACTCTTCCTTTACATTTATCTACTACTTTAAAAAATGATTCAAAATCTTTAATTCTATTAATTTTCACTCTTGTCCTCCTTATCTTTTATAAACAACTGAAAATCATTAGCTTCACAACAAGCTGCTTTATATAGAGTAGCCATAGAAAATACTTCTCCTGGCTGGAATCTATCTACTTCTTTGTATCTATAACAGGATTCTTTTTTAGGACAATCCACTAACTCTCCTGCACAGAAAGTAATATCGTGACTAAACGCCATAATACCCGCCTCCCATCGGTTCATTAATAAATTCATCTATTGATCTATAGTCTTTAAGCATAGCAATTGCTCTACATAAGATGCCTTCTATTTCACAATATCGAGCACTATCAGCAATATCTGATAATCTATCAATCACCTGTGTAATTGTCATATTCTTATATGATGGCTCTTTGTATTCATCCATATTTATACCTCCTAAAAATCAAATTTCTTGTTACATAATTCATCTAAATCATCCATAAGATAAGTTTGTCTATGGATAATCTGTTCTTTAGTAATTGCGTATTGCAGAGCCTTAGTCTGAGCACATAGTATAAATTTTTTACTGGCTCTAGTAATCATGGTGTATAAGAGTTCTTTATTAAGCATAATAAACATTGAAAAGTCTATTCCTCCAATAACTGTATCAAACTGACTTCCTTGAGCTGAATGACAAGTTATTGCATATCCAAGCTCTATATAAGGAGCATGTGATTTAGGTACTTCTACATAGCCAATTCCTTGAAAATCTATCAGGATATAATCATCTTTTATATCTTTTATGATGCCTAAGTTTCCATTAAAGATATCTACAACTGAACCATCAGAATTAATTATCTGGTACTTATTCTGTTTGTTTATAACTTTATCTCCTACTTTTAATACCCATTGAACTACTCCACTTTTCATAATTTTGTATTGCTTTTTTGATTTGGGGTTGTATATCTGTTGAGCTATATGATTTAAAGAAGCTACTGAAGACACTCCTTGTTTACAAGGAACAATGATTTGCACATCCAGAATAGATTTAGCATGTTTGATTTCTTCTTTAAAATACTGCACTATATTATGATATGTATTAGATTTATCAGTATAGCAATTAAGAATCATGTCCTGAAGTTCACCTCTTGTTTCTTCTCCAGTCCACCCATCAGAAGTTAATTGTTTTCCTTGTCTCACTCGAATACTTTCAGTAATAATCGCTGATTTCTGAGCTTGTCTATGAATTTTATCAAGGAAAATTGAAGATATATATTTAGATTCAAGCATATCAGCAGCTACTGCACAGGAACCTATAGATTCTAGCTGCCCCACATCTCCAATAAAGATTACTTTTGTTCCAGTAGCACACGCTTTCAGTAATTGCTTAAAAAGATAACCATCAATCATAGACATTTCGTCCACTACAATAATGTCATAATCTAAAGGATCATACTCATAGTCAAATGGTGTTCTTGGATCTCCATATTTGAGTTTGAGTAACTTATGAATTGTTTGACTTTCTTTACCAGAAGCTTCACTAATTCTCGCCGCAGCTCTTCCGGCTAAAGCTACTGTTACACTTTTATAATCTTGCAGGATAGTAAGAATACCATCAATAATACTCGTCTTACCTGTTCCGCCGTAACCGGAGATACAGCATAACTGATTATCGAGAACCATTTTAATACCCTCAAGCTGTTGCTCTGTATAATCCCATCCTTGAGCTTTTTCTTTCTTTTTAATTATCTCTAGCCAGTTACTATACTTAAATTTATTAGGGGCATTTTTTAATCTTACTAAATGTTCAGCTATCGAATATTCTAAGTCATAATACCATTTCAATCCTATCTTAGTTTTTTCTTTATTCCATACAATCATTTGGGAATCTTGTAAATCATGTATCGCTTCAGCGATATTCAAATCAGGTACTTCTTCTCCTATTTTATCTATTAACTCTTGCATGATTTCTTCTGAATAACTAAATGATTTTCCATTCTCTCCTTGATTCCTTAGAAACATTTTAATACAAGTTTCAATCCGATCTATACCATAAGGATCAGCTCCATTCTGCAGTGCTATATCATCGGCTGTTTTCCAACCTATCCCTCTTATGATTGTCAAATCATATGGATGATTTTTTACTACATCAACGGCTTTATCTACATCTTCATGATAGTATTTAATAATCTTTTCTATCAATTTATCAGTAATAGAATATCTGGCTAAATCAATATAAGCTTTGTGTTTGTCATAAGTATCATTAAATTTCTCAATCCACTTAGTAGCTACGTTAGGGCCACATCCTTTAATTTTTGTAAGTTCTTTTACGTTCCCTTCTTTTAAAGCTAAGTAAGGATTATCTAAAGTCTCATACATTCTTTGTACATGTTTGGGGAATAGTTTGCAGAGAATATATTTTTGACCTCTAATATCAGTTTCAGCTAAATCATTATTCATAGAGCTTTCAAGAATACTAATTTGCTCTCCCCAGGTGGGGCTGTAGTCCATTTCACCTTTTATGTCGTAAACTTTTCCTATAATAGGCGTATGAATATTTCCTTTAATACAATATCTCATGCCTTTTGTAAGATTTCCTACAGTTATTTCTCTCACTGTTGCATAAAATATGCCCCAGTGAGTAGAATCATTATAGTATTTTTGCTCTTCTAAAAGACCTTTGAACTGTACCTGTTCAACTACAGTTTCTATTATCCTTCACCAACTTTCTTTCTATCTGTTTGAGCCAATATTGTTCCATCATTGTAAATTTCCTCAATTCTATTAGTTGTATGAGTATAAACAGTGTCTGGATATTTCATAATAACAAATTGATCTTCACGCCTATAACCACAAACAATGATTTTAGAACCTCTTTTAAACCAAGACTCTTCCAGAACTTTTTTCTTGCCTGCAGGTGTCTGCTCAGAAATTCTTTTATTATAATAACTATACTGACCTTTGTTATATTTACAGGTTACGACACCATGGTTAGTCAGCAACGACACCAAATGTTTATTATTATCAGAGTCTAAAACAGTTCCAGCTAATCGAAATATTTTATATTTAGGAAAATGTTTAATTTCTCCTCTAACTCTTCTTGTGGTATGCTCATACACTTCAGGAATCTCTGGGAGTGAATTATAATCAACCACTCCATACTTTGGCTCATTCAAATTCCACAACTCATGCCGATCCGGGTAATAGCTTAATGATTCCATATCCCATTGTTCTAATGATCCAGATGCATAAGATTCCATTGTTGAGTCAAGTTTTTTCTGGTTATATAATTGAAGTGTCTCAGGTAAAGCCATATAATCTTTCAATGGTTGGATAAGAGCATCCCATTCTTTATTAAAGAGCTTCTCTGAAATAATTACTCCATCCTCCTTTGTACCCACAATACATGTATTAAAGTGCTCCATCAAAAATTCTGTACCTCTTTCATCAAGAGCAAAATATCTGTCATGGTATCCTTTTTTAGGTACCTTTTTTCCTTCATCTATTATATTTTTTAAAAAGAAACTCTCATGTAAAGCATACGCTTTGAAATTCTTGATTCTAATCATTGTTTCCATCTCTTTTGGGAAGATGTCATATTCTAATGCTGAGTTAAACTGCTGCATAGTCAGCTTATCTATAGGTGTAAATACATTACGAGAAAGAAACTTTTTCATTGTTTCCATGCGATCTGGAGAATCAAGTTCATTGAAACAACCAGCTTTAATTAGAATAATCATTTTAGCAGTACCAATAATCTTAGTGTCTACCATACGTTTACAGAAATCTTCAAATGAACTATAAGGCTGATGCTCTACAATGGCACGAGCTATATCATCACCTATTCCACAAAGTCCTTTAAAAGAGAAAATAATACGATTGTTCTTTTCATCTGGGACAAAGGAAAACTTTGCTTCATTGATAAGAGGTCTGTCTACTATGATTGAACGCTGCTTAAAATTGGCTATTGCTTTCGCAATTTTCCCATATTGAGTGGACTTATTATCATCAAGCTCTTCGTTGGCTCCGGCATTGATAATTAAACATGCTGTATTCCAATAGATAATTGGATAGTGATATCCTAAATTCAACTCTTGCAAACCAATACAGGAATAAGGGAAAGTGTGGTTTTTAGAAAATGAATCGGTGTACCGCTACTTTCGTAGTATTTGTTCGGACTAGACTATCTCTTGAGTGACTGTATTAAATAAATCTTTGTCCACATATTCCCATTTAAACCCGCCAGCTGAGTCTCTATTCCCTCTACATACTTCTCCTATATTTTGTTGAGGAATGTTTGTAATCTCACCAGCAATTTTTATACTTCGAAAAATACTCAAAATATTATTTTCATCATCAAGCAATGCTACAGGTCTTAGTGCTTTTTCAACTGACTTTTTCTGATTTAATGCTGTTGATATTTTCCGTTTTTTACTATCTTTATTAATCAAACCTGTACGAGAGGCATGAAGCATATTTTCTTTTCTGTCAACCCATTCCAAATTTCCGTCTTCATAATTATTTTCTTTGGTCCCTGCAAAATTGAAATCTTTCCTATGTCCATCTTTATGATTTACTTCCGGTAAATTTCGAGGATTCGGCAAAAAAGCTTTTGCTACAACCCTATGAGTCAAATCTCTTTCTGTTCCAAAACTTACTCTCGTATATCCGTTATTTGCTTTATGAGGATGAAATATTTTTTCAGTATAATGCTTGGTTCTTCCTAAACTATCTGTAATATCTCGTTCTAATCTTTTAATGTCTCCATAATTGGATACTTGATATTTTCCTTCCCATCCTTCAATATCCTTCCATTCTTCCATCGTAACCTCCAGAGCACAGTCACCCTATCCTTGCGCTTCCCAATGTGCTAATCTCATCAGTACTAATAGTCGTTACACCCGATTTAACTTGGCACGGTATTGGCATTATCAGCGTCCACCGTTAGCCCGTAAAAAGTACGGACACCGTTTTTGCATACGTTCACAAGGTTTTACTTGAGCCGTATTCAACCCAAGCTGCTTTCCTATAACTTCTTTCCAGATATAGTTCAGCAGATTCTCTGAAGTTCCAATCTCTTTGCCATGTTCAAAGAACATCTTTTTCATAGCTTCCTGCAGTTTTTCATCTTTTTTAGCAATACCTTTTCTTAACTTATTACTCTGTGTAACATTGAATCCTGAAATATGATCATCCATAGAAATTTCCATTACAATTTCCTGTGTATCTCCTACTCCATATACAGGTAATAGATATTTCTCTAATATTTTTATTTCACTTTCTGTCAAACGGTACTCATCTCTCATGCATTTGTACCATTCATTAATATCATTCTTATACCTAATATAAGTGTCAATGGGCTGTTCAGCGCCTTCTCCTGATACCATAAGTCTCATAATTGAGTTCGCAGTTGCAAGCTCTACTAAGGAATGGGGTTTGATTCGTTTAGCTGCCTGAAGCCCAACTGCAGTATCAAACTGAAAGAGATCTGTCACATCATTCTTTGCAACCATATCCCACATTTCTTTAGTATCATAATCAAGTACATCTGGATGTAAATATTTATTATATGTAGCTCTCAGTGATCCTTGCCATTTCATATATCCCGCATCAATTAGCAAATTCATACAAGTTCTAATCTTATCTAATGCCTGAATGGTTAAGAAATCCATTTTAAGACCAGAACAATAATCAGAATCTTTCATATTAAATTGAGTGATATAAATACCGTTTGGAGCTTTCATCCTAGCATTGTGAGCCAAAAAAACTTCATTAAACAAATATACTGCTGAAGCATGTATACTTCTTCCACATATAAGCCCTTCAATAGTCATAGCCGTTTCTAAAAGTTTGTCGTATTTTTTGACTTCATTTGCAAATTCAGTTTGTCTCTGACGTTCTTTCTCTTCGTTCCCATAAAGACAATCATGCAAACTCCAAGTTTGACCTCTGGTAACAGGGATAAGATTAGATAAATACTGAGTGATATCTGAATCTAAGCCTAATCCTCTACCAGCAGTAATAATAGCTGATTTACTACCTTCTGTTTTAAAAGTACTACAATTAAGTACTTTTCTTTCACCTCTGCGACGTTTCACAGCTTCAATGATTTTTACTCTTCTATCTTGCTGTGTGTCGATATCTACGTCACTGAGTTCAACTTTTTCATGGGAAATATGTCTCCAATGAGGCAGTCCCCACTGTAAAGGATTCATCTGAGTAATGCCAATGAGATACATTGTAAACATTCCTGTTACTGAACCTCTGGCTACACCCACTAAAGAATCTCCTTCTTCCCACATAATATTAACCAACTCAAGTGTTGATATATAATAGGAAGAAATACTTGTACCAAGCTTTTCAGTAACAAGCCACATTTCTTTTAATTCAACTTCAATTCTATCTAAAGTCTCAAAAAATTTTACTTTACCGAAAGTAGTATAAGGAATCTTTTCATAATATCCATCTTCTATCAGTTTTAATAAATATCTATCATAAACATTATCACTATGAGCGAATTTAGATATGTATTCATAGCGATCATAATAATTGCCAAAGAAATCACTTAACTCAAAATCAGGGATGTCAGCTCCAGGAACAATAGTTGGACAATACAAATCATACTCTTCAACCTTCTCACCAATCTCCAGAGAACACTTCAATGCATCTTCCACTTCTTCATACCCAAGATAATCCATCCTCTGATGAATTTGCTCATTGGTCATCATCCAAGTTGATTCATAGAAATCACCTAACTCTCTTTCTTCATCATCGCGACTATTAAGATAAGCAGCATGAATTTCTCTATCCTCTTGTTTCAAATAGTGGACATCACAGGCAATAGTAGCTTTTATTCCTAATTGATGCTTTAATTTTACAATCTCTCGATTCAACTTTATCTGTTCTTCTGACAGTCCCGGTTGCATTTCCAAGTAAAAATCTTTACCAAATAACTGCTGGTTCCAGAGAAGAAAATCCATATAATTTTCTCCTGCTAATAGAGACTTGCCTAATTCTCCTCCTAAACATGCTGTCGTTGAAATCAGATGTCCAGGATTAGATTTAACTACATGTTCCAGATCACTTTTCAATGTAGGAACACGTTCCATCCTTCCTGTATAAAAACTGTTGTCCCATGCTAATGAACTAAGTTCTCTTAACTGCTTATGCCCTATTTCATCTTTAGCCAGAAGAATATAATGATAAAATGGAGAATCACAAGACTTCTTTCCATCTTCTGATATATTTAATTTGTCAACTAAATATATTTCATTACCAAGTATTCCTTTGAAATCTTCCGGCAGTTCACCGGAAGACTTCATGGATTTAATTGTTTGAATAAATCTCACATGACCAGATACAGACTCATGGTCAGTGATAGCAACTCCTGAAAGTCCAAGAGATGCAGCTTGTTTTATTAATTGAGGTACTTTTACGATGCAGTCCAACATACGAAGCTGACTAAATTCTGTATGCGCATGTGTCTCTATTCTCACTAGAACACCAACTTTCTCTTAGTTTCTTTCTTTATTTCTTGTCCATAAGGATTAAGTACTGCAAATGATTTTTTCTCAGGTGTCCATAAGCTATGATACTGACATAGACCAGAAAACTTAGGATCAGCATTTGGGGAAGTGCTGTGGAATGGACACCAGTAGCATAATGGAGTTGGTTTGGGAGGATACTCGCCTTTAATTTCCATTTCATCCATTTCATTTAACACCTTGTCCAGTTTCTTAATTCCTCTGTTAAGATAGCCTTTGGTACATACACCTTCGTCAGCTCCTTGAATAGCATCTATAAGAATAAAATCATACACATGGTCTGTTGCAGGCTGTCCATATAAATGAATACATGCCAGATCATAAATTACATGTTGCATAGGTGTTTTTATATCTGCATCTCTAAACACGGCCTTTGAGGATTTATAGTCAGTAATCCTTAGCTGCTCTTTTGCATTCTTATCCACTCTATCAATAAAACCATGTATAATAACTCTGTCGTCATATACAAATTCAAATCTCTGTTCTACTGCTACGGGAGTCCACTCTTTACTATCAATCCTAGATGGCAATACTTTGTTATAAAAGATATCCATCTTTTCTGAATAGTTCATACCTGACTTACTATCAGCAGTAAAAAACTCATCAAAATATTTCTTTTTGAGGTCTTTTATACCGAGAATGTGATTATCCGACTTCTCATCAGTCTCTAAATAGCCCTCTTCTGTAATGCTTTTAAGATAGTCATAATCTACTGTCTTACCTTCCATTATCATTCTTCCTTTAAGCTCTAATGCCTTATGTAAAATAGAACCAATTTCCATAGGAAGAGACGATTTCTTTGAAAAGTTTTTGTCTATATACTTTAATTTGTGGCTCAGTGGACAGTGATCAAAGTTACTCTCTTTACTGTAGGAGAGATAAGGTAACCCCTTATCCTCCTCAGTTACTTGTCGGATTTTCTGACTGATTTCAGTCAATTAATGCCTTTCTATACATAATACGTTCCCTCCAACGTGATATCTTCCATAGTTATTTCTACTTTGTCATCAAGCAGTTTTAATAATGTTTCTTTGCCTTTATCTGTAGGCGCATCCTTATAATCTAACACCCCATCTTTATCCCATAAGATTGATACTTTACAATATGGAATAATCGGACGTATTTTCTTAAATAATTTATTTTTGTACAGCTCACCGTCCCATCCATACGGATCCTTATATTCTTTGTCAAAACCAAGAATTAATTCTTCTATCTTCAAATAATCGAGTAGCAATTTGATTTGTTCATCTGAAATTTCACTGCCACATACAGCTAAAGAAAAGTCATCATCACCAAAATACGAATGATTTTGCATAACTCCTTTCTCAGACTCAAGTAGTAAACATTTCCTACAAGTCTTAATCTTATTCTGGTTAATATGAATACCATAAAGATTATGTGATAACTTGTGGCTTAGAAATTTTCCTTCTATATTAAGAGGTACATATTTTCCAATGTTCTCTACGTCTTCTTCATCGAGATATCTTCCTCTTATACCAATAAGATTTTGATGTCTATCTCTATGAGGAATAACTATTTGATTTGTATTACCCCAATAAGATATTTCAAATGTAGATAACGTCTCTCTGGAAATATGGTCGTTTAAAAACACTTCATGAGGAGTATATTCAAACATTTCTAATACATGCTCATCTATAGGTTCACAGTCTATAATGTCTGTAGATTTGTTTTTCCCAAACTTCTTGAGCCACGACATATCACATATATGTTTTGGTCTCTCAATATGTTCAACAGCTTTCATATCTATTTGATTAGCAATATAAGATACCGCCTGATACCAAGTATAAGTAATCCCTTGTACTCTTTTAGCTCTGATTACTAATTCAAAAATAGAGAATGATTCGCTACATGAGGTGTAGCAATGAAATGTTCTTCCAGAATACTGATCTGTAGGTTCATGATAGTAATAAAGCTTATAACTATCGCCACCATGACAGATTGTTTGAAAGATAAGATTCCCAGATGAGTCTGTTCTATATCCTTTTGATCCTAAATCGGTAACTATCTTGATTACCTGTTCCTTTGTAAGAGCCTTTAATATTGCATTTTTATCATAGTAAGGCATCAGTACACCTAAAAATCAAATGGCATTGATCCCAATAAAGTACTCGTAGCTTCTTGTTGCTCATCATCAGTAATCTGGATATCATCAAGGCTCTCAGAATGTTCCTCAATTACTTTCTCAATTTGAGCTACAGCCACTTCAGTTTCGATCAGGTTATAATAGTTGTCTGTAATAAATAAATCTTTAGTTCTACCAGTAGAGAGATCAGCATATTGCCATAAACGGATTTTTGTCAGTTTTCCTCTTCGTACTTTATATATGTGTCTTACAAGATTGGGTATCGGTACTCCATACATATTGTGCATAAGTTTCTTTACACACTCTAACTCTGCACTTGTTGGTCTCAGTGAAATTTCACCTAAGTCAATTCTATCTGCTAGAGATTTTGCACCTCTTAACATTGTTTCGTCTTTAATCTGACTATCTTTGTATGTACCATTTAACTGAGTCATTGTTAGAATAAAGATATCCAATTTCATAGCCAAATTCTTAAGAGTGTCCATGAATAAGAACAAAGTCTGATCTTCTCTCAATTTCATTCCTTTACTCATAGAAGCAACTTCAGCAATTAATTTAGCTGACATATGTATATAATCGAATACGAAATAATGACATCCTTTTTCTCTCTTATAAGTTTTAATGATATTTGATATATCTTCTATACCAAAATCATTAATAATTTCTATATATAAAGGATAAGTAGCAATATATTCAATAGCTTTATCTACTCGTTCTTCCTCATCTCCTTCATAGTCTCCATCAAGAATCTTGTTCTCTGGTACTCCGGAAACGTATGCCATAATGATAGTCTGTACTTCGTCTTCCTCTAACTCAGTAGAGATGAATAGAGATGGTTCCTCACACCCAGTGTAAATCCATTCTTTTTTATCTGTATCATAGAAATAAGGGATTGAAATATTACAGATATCTGCCAATGCAGTCCTTGTCTTTCCTCCACCAGAATCAGCAGAACGAAGATAGACCTTTTTAAGTCTCGCCCCTCTAGCAATAGTAGTCATCATAGGACTCTGTAAAGGTATTCCAAACTCTGGTTCTTCTTTCAATCTTTCTTTCAGTTCTTTCATTCCCTTACCGGCAAGCTGACCCCTTCTCGAAGAATCCATTCCATAGAGCATTTTTGCTTTCGTAATGAGCAGATCCTCTTCTTCCAGAATCATATCATTTATTGAAGTTGCATCTAATTTAGCTGCTTGCTGTTCTTGTCTGCTAGGATCAATGATTGTTTGATCATAGATGTTCCTTATGTCTACTCCACATGAATCCCAGTATCTTAAAAGACTAAATTTCTTCAAACGTTCCAGGTAGTAACTAAAATTTTCCAATTCAGCCAAACGAATGGCATCGTCACAATAATCAATTCCTTGATTATCGTTGAAAATTTTATATTGTTTCTCATATCTTGAAAGAAAACTATCTATAGCAAATGTATCTATAATCTCTACCCCTTGGTTGTAGAGATTATACACACATGAAAATAATATTGCGTAAAATTGTTCTTCTTCAAAGTCATACTGTGTAAGTGTGTATTCTTCCAAAAGGGAAGGTTTCTTCATAATACATCCTAAACATTGAAGAGTGGCGTGTTTGTCAATTAACATATTCACTCCCCTATTTTGCTTATATCAATCAAATCTACATTTTTCTTTTTAGGCGATACTTTTATATGCTTCTTTTTATAAATCTTATCCAAATCTACTTTTGAAGGTTCTATACTGTCTAGCTGTGCATAAAATGCCTGAGCTTGGTCATAATACCAAGGAATTAATCCAACAATGTCACTATCTTCATCTTTCCTGGCTTCTAATCCAACTATAGAAAAACAATATTCTAAAGTCTGTTCCATTCCTTCCCAAGTAAATCCTTCATACATTTTTTTGTATTTATAAGCCATTGCTGAACTTTTCGCTGTGCATTTACCCTGTATTTGCTCCACTTTACTAAAGAATTTTTCTGCTGCCTGGGCTTCACTTTCTGGAACTGCTTCAGGGATTTCAGGGAGAGCACTTTGTTTCAGCGCTCTCTCATATTGTTCCCTTTGCTTCTTCGTCAGTTTATCATTGTCAATCTTTTCTTTTTCTTTCTTGATTTTTTTATCAAGACAAGCTTTATGATAGTATCTGGTTTTTATATGAATAGCTTTCGAAGCAAGTACATTTTTATGACATACCGGGCAAATGTACATTGCCCTTGGCATTACGCCACTCCTAATTCAGCACAAGCATCCTTAATATCTTCGAGAATAATACTCATTGCCTCAGTCTGCTTTTTAGTACACTGAGATACTTTCTTCCCAACACCAAGAGTCTGCTCTACAATATCTGTCAATGTTTCCATATGATCTGAGGCAGCTAGTTTACCTCCCCAAAGGGCAATCTCTTCCTGAAGCTGTTCAAAGGACATTGTTTCTTTTTCTTCATACATAGACTGCTGCTCATCATAGGATACTGATTTAATACCGTCAGCTTCTTCCTGTTTAGTGATTGCATCAGAAATTGCTTTCTCTAAATTATCTGCTGTAAACTCTTCAATTTTAGTTACCATGAAATCATATCTTGAACGAGCGAAGAACTTATCTGTCTGTGCAAAATAAGCAGAAGATTTAATTACATGTCCATCTTCATCTACGCCATTTGGCTCAAGGTAAGCCACTACGTCACAATTATCTACAATTGGTTTAATACAGCGCTTGTCTCCCTTAGGCTGAATAAAGCCATCTTTTTCGTCTGCATGCGCAACGAATACCACTGTATACCCGGAAGTTACTAATTTCTGAATCTGTTCCCAATAAATACGTTCATAAATCTGATAAAGATTTACTTTGCTGTTTTCATTGGCTCCAAGAGAAATGCATCCTCCACCATATGTGTCACATACGAATTTCTGGCAAAACAGAGAGGAAGCATATACTTCATCAATAACAATAGTGGAATAAATCTCTTTAGCTCTTTCTACTGTTTTAGGATCAGTAAGTTCTTTGATGTACTTAGTGAACATTCTCCAGTTGTTAATCATTTTATGTTTAACTCCTGCCTGAGCACCTAAACCATTCTCACACATGAAGAACAAAGCATTCTTCATCTTTGCGCAATTATAAGTTTTTCCCGTATTGTTTGTGCCATAAAGCATAATTACTTTTCCTTCAAGGCCATGTGCTACAACGCTTACTTCTGGTTCAAAAATACTATCTGTCATATGTAATCTCCTTTAATTTTACTATTTATATTTTTACAAACTTGTTTATAGATTAAAAATTAGGAAGTTTTGGTCTAGCTTTAGTTGTTGCAGCAGAGGTTGCTGTCTCTGGCTGTTTAGCTTTTGCTTTCTCTTCCTCTAAGCGAACTTCTCTATCAGTAATTGCCTGAGAAATTGCACCAATGTCATATGGTTCTGGAGTTGGTGTTTCACTATCCTCGCCGTAAGCATCAGAAGCATTTGTAATAATCATCTCATTTTTATAGATCGTTTTCTTCTCAAATCTTGGTTTACCAATTTTTACAGGAATTTCTTTTGTGATTTCTGCACGACTATTTACAATATCACCATAGAACTTAACAGTCTGATTTGGTGCATAGTCATCTAAAATTGCTTCTGCAATTCCATCTTCTGCTGGAGCAACTAAAGTCATTGGTTCAATTCCTGAATAAGTAGGAACCCATCCTTTTACGATAGCACGACCTGTCTCTTCACCTTTATTCTCACCAGATGTATAAAGTTCCGGTGTAATAGAAGCAATTGCCATTTCTACTTCAAACCAAGCACGAGGCTCAAATTTCTCTGGATCTCCATCATAACGGTTAAAAAACATTGTCTGGTAAGAGACACCTACATGCACCTGTTTGTCTTTTCCGACATAGGAGCGAGGTCTGATCTGACCATTCGTAACAGTTACTCTTGTAGCTGCATCTTTACCAACTTTGGCAATAGACTGATATTCTCTCATTACAGTTTCAATGCCTGCATAACAGCCATTATCTGTACCGTCATTTTTCTTTTCATTCACATATACTCTAAATGTTACAAAGTTAATGTCTCCTGTCTGCACTGTAATGTCACCACTAATGACTTTTTTACCATCTCTTACTGATTCTTCCAGTGTATTTTCGCTTACAATACCAACTACTTCTACTTTTGTGTCTGCCTGTCTTAAATTTGTTTTTTCACTCATAAATAATGTCTCCTCTTATAAATAATATTGTTTGGTATATTGATAAGCGTTCATGATTGAACGACTTATTCACTAAATCTCATGCTAACTCTATCTAAATATTCTTCATCTGACGGGTTAGCGAATCTAATAACTGTATATATGCCTTTGCATTCTGGGCATCTATTATTTTTTCTTTCATTCCATTCAAATACTGAAGCACAACGAGTGCACTGGCATAATGTTGTTCGTGTTTCCATCTCATGCCTCCTCTTCAAAGATGCTTCCGCTAATACCTAAGGCTTCAGCAAGTAATGTTTTCAGAGGTTCTGATGGATTCTGATCATTCAACCATCCTAAATAACTATCTGGAATTTCAGAGAGTGGCTCTCCTTTATATTTGCCGAATGGCATAAGATATGTTTCTGGCGTAGGTTTGAATTCTTTCATCAGTTCATCTACTTCAGTTTCATCAAAAGACACTGTTAAATCTTTTCTTGATGCTAAATAATCTGCTAAGTGAACTATCATCTGACCTTTTGTTTCTGGTAATGGCAGCTCATCTTTACTTCTTTTATCTGTGTTCCATTCACCCATATGTGAGGCACAACAGTCTGCAATATAATCCAATTCTTCATCTGGCAACCATTCAAATCCTTTATAGGATTTTATTCTCTCAGCTATAAGTAACGGGTGTTTAAAAAGAGTATATTGACTGCCATTACGCCCAAGTTTTTCATCATCATGGTTCATAATAGCTGTTCGTAGCATATCTCTTTCTCTTGATGTAAACTGACTCTTGATACAATCAATTGACAGCATATGATTTAAGAATCTAGTTGCTCCTTTTACATGTTTAGCAAGTCCCATAAAACCAACTGTATAATCAGGGTGATACTTGTTAGTACTTGAAGCAGACACTTGCCAGAAATATGTAGGCGCAGTATCTAGTAATTCAATACAAAATTCTTGAATATCATCATTTTCAAATACTTCTAATTCTTCCTTAAAAAATCTCTCTGCTAATGTCATACAGTTTCCTCCTCAATAATTTCTTGTGCCTCTTCCATATCCGGTGTATCAGAGGAATCTTTTATCAATCCTTCAAGGACCTTGAAAGTGAAATTCTTGTGTTTATAAGCCTTAAAGCTACTTCTATTATCAATTCTTACAACTACACCTTCTCTAACATGTGTCGCCCCTATTGGATCAGGCCCATCATAGTATTTTTCTACACGCTCCATAAGATCTTCTTTAGTAGTAAACAGGAATTTATCAAATTCAGGTACATGTTTAACTCCTAAACGATCACACCAATTCTTTACTTCTTCCCATGGAATCTCTGTAATAATCCCATCTTCATTGGTCATAGTCATTCTATAAACATAAATATCAGAAGTACCAGGAGTACACCCATAAGAGAACACTGTTTCACCACCGTAAAGCTTCTTAACTTCTTTATCTTTAATTTTAGTGTTGGAACAGGTTCCCATAATGGTCTGCTCTGTACCATCAACCCACCCTACGATTTCATAAAACACTTCCATTCCTTTTGGCAGTCTGTCAATAAAGTAGTCATGATATTTTTGTCTAAATTTATCATTCCCATAGTAACCGCCTTCAAATGTATTGAGTACAACTCTTCTTGTTCCAGTAACTATTTTCCATTCTTTGATAACAGGAGCCGGTCTACAAAAAAGTTTCTGTAGTAGAGTCTTTTTCTTAGTAGTTACTTCTATTGCATTTGCTGTTCGACCAGATGTGCCATGCATTTTCAAAGTAATGTAACAAGTATCTCCTGGTTTAAAGGCATTTAAGTTATATGCTAACTGTTCTGTATCAGCATGTTCTTTAAAATAAGGAAATTTGTTTTTTAAATTTGGAGTTTTTACTTTCGGACCATTGTTAGATTTTTTATGATTTGATCTTGGAATATATTTTTTACAGATAACTGTCCCATCAAGTACAGTAATTTGATCTCCTAAAGATAATTTATTTATATCAGTCCATTTACTAAGAGATTCTACTGGTAAAACCAATCCTTCTGATTTTTCACCTCGCAGTCTCATAGCTTTAATGTTTCGTTTTACAGGATCAAGATATCCACCTGTAGTTGTTCCATCTTCATTTTTAATACGCAGTAAATTGTTTTCTTTTGCAAATTCTTCTCCTAGCTGACCATCAACCGGGAAAAATACAACTTTCTGCCCTTCGTAATAACTTAAATCAACAATAACCGTATTTCCAAAAACGGTACCAAGCTGGAGCCTATCAGCATTGCTGTGTTTACGAAGTTGCTTAAGCTCAGTAATGTAAGCACAATACATTAAGTATTGAATACCTCTTTCTCACTCATAATTCTCTTGCACAGATCAATTACATCTGTGTTGCCTCCTTTTACTTCGTTATATATTTTAGTAACACCATAAAGTTTTCCTATATGGAATCCTTTGTTATATGTATCAATAATTTTCTTTTTCATCTTTTTTCTAGTTATAAACACGTAGCTCCTCCTGTTATTTCTTCTAAAGTTCTAGGAGTATAATTCAGCAGCATTGCTCCGACATTATACATTTTACATGGTGTATTATATAGATTTTCCATTTCATACTTTGTTCTTTGCATCATATTGTTTTCAAAACCTGTATGTACATGTCCATATAAATGATACCAACCATAGTAATGATTCTTAAAACAAGGAATCGGATAATGACAAAGAATAATACTCTCTTTTGGATTAAGGTATAGTTCTTTATAATCAACTATTTCTACAAATAAATTCTGTAAATCTTTGTTTTTCAGAATCTTATTATCATGATTTCCTTTTATTAAATGAATCCTACCATTTAACTGACTATAATACTCCAATGTTTTAGTTGAGCCATACCAACTAATATCTCCCAAAAGATAAACATCATCATCTAAGCCAATTACTGAATTCCAATTATTTTTAATAGTTTCATCGTTCTCTTCTATTGTCTTAAATGGTCTAGCATCGAATGCCAATGCATTTGTGTGACCGATATGTAAGTCTGAAATATAATAATTCATAAACTACTCACCACAACACTAAGTATATCAATAACGCCAACAATTAGTAATATTATATAAAATCTTGTTCCATGTATCCCTATTGATGAACAATAGGCTCCTAGAATACCCCAGCATAGAATATTCAAGATTAATAAAAATGTTTTCATAGCTCACCTATCCAATCTTCATAAATATTATCTGCATGTGCTTCAATATCATCATGTAATGTCTCTTCTGGGTAATCAATAAGAGACTCCATAATATAAGAAGTTGTAATCATATCTAAAGCTTTTTCACCTGACAGTAGATATTTTCTTTGTAATATATCTTTTAGACATTCAATATAATCTTTAGCGTTTTCTGTAAGCTCTGCCATTATGCGATCCTCACAATCTGTTCATATAGAACTATATCTTTTGTCGTTATTGCTTTATTGTCGTGGTAATGCCCACACAGCCAACGTCCATAGTCAACATTACATCTGATCTCTTCCAAATAATCAGTTAGCTTATCCGGTTTATATAATCCATGTGATAATAATGCTGCTGTAGAAGAAGCTGTACAATGTGTCAGGATAAAATCTACTTTATTGTCATGTTCTGCCAGGTTCTTTACACCTTCATCCATCTCTTCTTCATCTGGCATTTCTCTCTCCCACCATGAAATATGATTGATTCGGTACATCTTATCTGGATCATCTCTCCATTCCTTTACTCTTGGATCGTCAATCTCTAATATTCCATCTGAAATATCATGACTGGCAGCTCCGCCAAAAGTAAAAAATTTTAAATCGTCTATATCAAATACTTGTCCTCTCATGAGATGAATTACTGATGGTTTAATAAAATGCACCTTACCTCCATGCCATTCTTCTACTGGATAAGAATCTAATATATCGTAACAATTACCGCTCACTACAGGACACATTTTGTATCGTGTTATTAAAGTACCATTATCCATTGTCAAACAGTATACATTATCGTTGTACTCAATAATTTCATATTTAATTTTTTCATCAAGTCGCTTATTTTTCCCTATAGAAATTTGATATTGAACTAAGCCATCATTAGTGTAGCCTGATGCATTATCTAAAGTAATCACATTGATATCATAATTATTTTTAATGCATAGCTCGGTTACAATATCAACGTTATGCTTTGATGTGGTCCTCCATACGATATTGTTCCCAGATGATGTTCCATCTGTATTAACTATAGCATTAAGAAAGTACATAAATTGAATATCTGACATATTTCTCCACTCACAAGGTATTTGCTTTATTCCTGTTAAAAATGAATTTATATATCTTGCATCATCTCCATAAATATTCAAATAACATTCACTTTGTCCCATATATCTCTCAGTATATTTTATCTTGCATCTATCAAGGATACTTTTTATGTATGCTATTTTTCTAAGCTTTTTTAAATGGAATTGCACTCTCATTTTTTTTGAATTGCTATCTATTTGACTATAATCAACGATTGTTCCGTCCATGATAACAGATGTTATTAATTCAATAATCTCATTTCTTATATTAATTCCTGGATTTATATTATTTATATGAAATCTAAAGTCTTCAATACGAAATTTATTTTTTAATAATTCATTCGCTTTAATTTTTTTGTTATTTACTATAATATCATGATTCAAAGTAACACATTGCTTAAAATTAGAGCTTGTAATTTCAATTAATTTATCACAATAATTTACAACTTTTTTTAATGGTTTCGAATATGAAATATTGTGATTTTCCATGTTTACTGAAGCTACAAGAATATTTTCCTTACTCTCAACAACATCTTTTATATTCATCCAACCATTAATTGTTAAAATATCTGTATCTTTGTGAAAACATTCATGATTTCCATCAATAAAGAGTGTTGTGAAATGCTTCTCTTCAAGCCAATTCAGATACCACCTTTGCTGAGGTGAATCTCTCCATATCCCAAAATCTCCAAGAACAATTACATAGTCATCTTTAGTCATCTCTCTTTGCTCCGGGAACGAGTCCATATTTAATCTATGGATCCAATCCCCATGTGTATCACCTGTGATCCAAATTACTTCCACCACCTCCAACAATATGTAGCGATTGAAAATCCTATAAGAATCATGAAATATGCTACAGGTATCGCAAAAAACATTTTCATAATTGAAATCAATAAAATACACAAATCTAATTTTTTATCTGCAATCATGTTTAATATTCTTACTACTGGCAAAAGCATTAACTTCCAACCACTACATATAGCTCCAATTACTCCACATATAGCAGAAATCCATCCCATGGTTTGCTTAATCACTTAATTCCTCCTAAACTATCAATCCATTGTTTTACCTTGCCATTATCGTATGTTTTTGTAATCAATACGGCAGACACTGTTTGCCCTATTCTTCCATGATATTTACGATATGTACTTTCATCATTAAGTGAATATTCAGTTCCGTTATAATTTACCGTAATTTCATATTCAGCATAATCAGTTCGAAATTGCGGAACATGATTAACCATACCTGTAAAACGGGTTTCTTTAGGTTTATAATATTCATTTACAACTGTGACCTTCACACTTTTCTCTTTTTTATCAATGCATTTAGCGCAACCAGTTAATGTTGAAATACTTATCAATAGAACTCCTAAAATACTTAATACTTTCTTTTTCATAAACTCTCTCCTACATTTGTAGTTAAGGTCCAATCCTTCTGAGTTGTCCCATAGGGGTAAGAACTAAATGTTATAGTATTATCCTCAGTAGTTTCAGTTCTAGTTGTCTCCTCAATAAGATGGCCTTCTTTATCATATTTTTTAGTTGTCTCCGTAATCGTAGTTTTTATCATTGTACTCTCCTTATATTGACAAACCACCTCACCTAAAGTACAATACTATTGATCCCAGGTCTGTACCGGGTGAGGATCTTCTGAATGGGTAATGTGATATGGGATTGTATCACACATTATTTTTGAAGGAGGTGTTGCCTATGGCAGCAGATATCATAACTATACTTACTTGCTTTTGGCCGACATTACAATTCGTAGTTGTTAACGTTATCCTCGCCCTACGCAGCCACCTCGTTATTACTGACGCAAAATCCCTACACTACCGTCAGTGTGGTATATGTCCACAGTTCTCACTATACGTTACCCTCATTATTAATTATTTATTTTCAACAGTTGCTACATTGCCTGATGTTAATTCTCCTGCGTCAACAATTGTTGCAGCATTTCCACCTTGTACCTTCGGCACATCACCATTCCACTTATCAATCTTCTGTTTCTCAATAAGTTCTGGAGTAAGTGACTCAGCGATCTTTTTATTTGCTTCTGCTTCAGCATCCGCTTTAATTCTTGTAGCTTCAGCTTTACCTTCCGCAGTGATTTTCGCCTGTTCAGCTTCAATAGCGGCTTTCTCTTTATCCTGCTCCGCTGCGATGAGAGCAACTTCCTTATCTTTATCTGCCTGTACCTTTGCAGTCTTAGCTTCAATATTTGCAAGTTCCAGTTCCTGCTGTGCATTTACCTTCTTCTGAATAGCAGCCTGAGTTTCATCATCTGTAGAAATTGAAGTAAAGTTTACAGTATCAATGATGATTCCATATGGTTCAAATTTCTTTTTCAAGTATTTGTCAAGTGCTTCATTCAGTTCCTGGCGTTTATCACCAAATACATCTGTTACCGGATACTTAGCAGTTACTTCCTGTGTCCACGCTTTCATCTTTGGTTTAATGAAAGTATTTTTTACACTTTCTCCGGACTGACCTTTAAATCTTGTAAATACATCAGCAACTTGATCCTGATCGAATTTATAAGAGAATTCCAAATCAACAAGAAGCTGTTTCCCATCTGCGGTAGGAGTTTTAAAACTCTCATCTTTTGGTGAATCACCTTTATCTTCTGAAGTCAGATAAGACTGTTCAATACCAATTGAATACAGTGATGTTTTTACTGTAGGTGAAATCAAATTCCATCCCTGTGAAAGAGTATCTTTTGAAATTCCACCGTTCATCTTGTATTCTACAGCTACATAACCAGCAGGAACTCTTACTGTGCACTTTGCTACACAAATTAATCCTGCTGCAATTATTACTGCTAATCCAACCCCACCTAAAAAACCTTTTTTCTTTTTCATTACTCATTCTCCTTATCTTTTTCTTTATTTTCTTCTCTGTTTATTTCGTCTACTGCATCTTTCCAAATTCTATGCAAGAATCGTCCGAATGGATAAAACAATGCAGATAATAGGAACCATAAAACTACAGCTCCAACCAATACTAAAAATACAAATACTGGATTCATACCCTCTCCTTTATAATTCAATACCTTCCATAACAGCCCTAGCTTCTAAAATAGCTAAATAATTTGCCATAGCATCAATCTGAATATTATAAATGCTTCTTGGGCATGTTGGCTCAAAACTAAGACTTCCATTGTCCCATTTAAAAAGTATAGACTGCAAACCTCTGAATCTAAGCATTAACTGGTAATATTCAGCTTTGAATCTCTCGTTATAATCTGGGCTAACCATCATTTCTGTTGTTTCTTTTAATGTTTTTACCATGTTATTTGTCTCCTTTATATTCTTTAATATTATTTACAAATGTCCAAGTGAAAAAGACTACCAGCATTAAACTAAGTAAATTTTTATAAGTAATAAGGTCTACCAATGATACTGCTATAAAGTAAGCGCTTAATTTTTTGGTATGATAAAAAAATCCCCGACTACTTTTCAGTAGCCGGAGCACCTTGACAATTCACATATGATTGATTTGATTCGTTTGCACGACGTTCGATTTCAGCTTTGACGGTTTCGTTCCATGGCGCCAGAAGTTCTAATTCATCATCACTCATCCTGTCATCAGGCAGTTTTTCCAGCAGATAGGTAAGATAGTGATAGACGTTTACTCCATTGGCTTTTGCCATTTCTACCATTGTGTACACGATAGCGCTGGCCTGGGCTCCGTTTGGTGTATCACAGAACAGCCAGTTTTTACGACCTACTGTAAATGGGCGAATCGCATTTTCACTGAGATTATTAGAAAAACTGCAGCGGCCGTCTTCCAGATAGGTGGACAGATAGGAGCGGCGATTCTGAATGTAGGTGACAGCTTTGTCCATTCTGCTTCCACGGATAGGGTTCTGCTGATCAAGCCACGACAAAAAGCCTTCTACTACCGGCTTTTCTTTTTCAAGGCGAGCCTTTTTAATAGCATCGAAGGAAGAATACTTTGATCTGATCACATCTTCCAGATGGAAGAGCTGGTTAATGTACAGCATTCCCTGTACGGATGGCTGGGTATAATCCAGCGCCTTTCCCTTAGGGATGGCATCTGTCAGATATCTTCTGATGTGTGCCCAGCAGGCTGTGCGTTTGGCATCCGGTACTTTATTGTATCCGCTATAGCCATCACACATCAGATAACCCTTGAAGCCGTGAAGAAAATCTACGGCATTGTCCCCGGCCCGGGTCTCCGAGTATTTATAGAGGATAATAGGCGGTCCTCCGTCTTCGCCGCTGCGGAACAGCCACATATATGACTTGGTCTGTGCACGGCGTTCTGGTTCATGCAGAACCTGAAGAGGCGTTTCATCTGCCATCACGAATCCACGTTTCAGAAGTTTCCTGTGGAAGTATTCGTACATAGGAAGAAAAAACGCTTCGGAATTCCGGAGCACCCAGTTTGCCATAGTAGCTCTGGTGATCTCCACTCCATACTGTTTCCAGTCCTTTTCCTGACGGTAGTATGGGAGACCATTACAAAACTTCTGGTACATTACCCAGGCAACCGTTCCGGCAGAAGCCATTCCATAAAGCATATGGGCTCTGCCATCTTTTCCTTTTTTGATGACCGGAATATCCTGAAGCCTGCACTGCGGGCACTCATAGCTCTTACTGTAGTATTCATATACCTTCAGTTTTGCCGGTACAAAGACCAGTTCCCGGCGGACAAACTCTTCCCCGATTTCTTTCAGCGGGATACCACAGACAGGGCAGAGTTTCTCTTCCTCAGAAAGTTCCAGATACTTTTTTTCAACAGGAACTCCCTTAAAACGCTCCGCATCTGTAGCTCTTGCTTTTCGCTTTTTTGCTGTTTTTTCCGGAAGAATTGCTTCAAGATCCTCTGCTTCTGCAGCTTTCGGATCCTGTTCCAGTTCCGCCTCATTGAAAAAGTTTAACTGGCCTGGAATATCAAGGGTCCTTTTTTCGCTGGAGGTGCCAAACAGTTTTTTGCGGAGAAGGTCTATCTCTTCTTTCAGATTATCCCGCTCCTGGGTGAGAGCTTCTTCCCGTTTATTGGCAGCATCGACAGTTGCCTGAAGTGTTTTTATCATCTTTTTGAGATCGTTTATCATGTCCTTCAGCTCACGGAGCTGGATATCTTTGGAACTGTCTGCCACTGCTTTTTCCTCCTGTTTCTGATGTTTCCATTATACCAGAAAACAGTGGCTTTTCCCAGCAAAACAGCGAATTTACCAGACCTTGAAAGTGCCGAAAATACAGCAAAAAGCAAGAGTTTTATGTGCATCTTTTTTATGTTGCCTTGATCGCTTTGGGCTGCTCAATATCAATGCCAGACATCAGCCAGTCGAACTCCCGCCATGTAAGATTCCGGACCTCAGATTTATTCCTGGGCCACCGGTAAGATCCCTGGGCGGTCAGTCTTTTGTAGATCATAACGATCCCGTCAGGTTCTTTTAAAATAGCCTTGATACGGTCGCATTTACGACCGCAGAAAAGAAAAAGTGCATGGTCGATCTCCATCGAAAACTGTTCCTGGATGATCGCACATAATCCATCAATGGACTTGCGCATATCTGTTCTGCCACAGACGATATAGATTGCATCAACACTTGAGATGTCCGCTAACATAACGACTCCTTAAGCGTATCCATAAGCATCTTCAGAAGTAACGGTTTAATCTCATTACTCATTCGTATAAGCAATCCGTCTGCTTCGATTTCAATCGTATGTGAATTGTCAAGGTGCATAGGTCTGTTTCCATTATCTGGGATCAGTCCTGCCGGAGAAGACTCCGGTTCTATAGCAATCTGGACTACATCCTGTTTATGGGATGTAAGGTCAAGAGTGCTGGCTTTTCCAACTGGATCCGGTATCTGACAGACTTTTTTGCGGAGACGGGTAACTGCATTGTAAAAACAGCTGGGAGATATCCCATGCTCATTACACCATGCAGCATCTGTCAGGCCACTTTGTCTGCATTCGGTTACCAGATCCATCCATTCGTCCAGGGAACGCCCTGGAGCACGTTTCTTACTCATAATGAAACCTCCAAATGTAGTAAATTTCTATCTCCTATCAAGCGGAGTGTAGTAAAAATCTATTTACTATCATTA